GCTTTAGATGCTGAGTATGGATTAGTTGAATTGTATCTTGCACGTTCGGTATACGCAACACCAGGAGGTGCTGAACCAAAGATTTCATCTGTGCTGAAATACAAGAATGTTTCCAAGTTGTCAAGTCTTCGTGCATACTCTAGTAAGTGTGCAGTGCCAATAGTGTTATCTTGAATAAATTCCATTGGATGTGTGATAGACCTATCAACATGTGATGATGCGGCTAGATGAAGAATCGTATCAATCTTGCCTAGCTTGTTGATGAAGTTATTTACAAGAGGATTAATCTCTGCTTTTAAATCATGGAATACAATATTAACTCTCCTACGAGTTTGTGTATCGTATTTCTCCAAGACTTCATGTAGGCGATTCAAATTACCGGAGTAATCTAGTCTGTCTAAAGTTGTAATATTCCAATCTGTCTTTTCAATCAACAAATCAATAACGTGGTGGGCAATGAAGCCACAACCACCAGTAATCAAAACATTCTTACTCATTAATAATTGCTCCTGTTGGTGCGATAACACCTTCTAGTCCTATAGGTTTAACTGTTGTCCACTTGTATTTGTTTAGATTCTTGTAATAAGAATGCTCAACATCAATATTATATTTCATCATATCGTTAAGTATATTATACAATTCTTTTCTAAAAATGTCAAGCAAATTGTAGTCCATATGCCACAATCTTAATTCAAATATTCTATCTACACCAGCATGTTCTTGATGTTGTTTAGACATCCACGAATCAACTGTTGGTAGAAATACAAAAGAATCTTTGAAGTCTTCTTGGTCCACGGTGAAGTTATCGTTTAGACAATAACGACCAGAGACTTTGTAAATTCTCTTGCTTTCTACCTTTTCAGTATAAAACTTATCAAGCATTGCAATAAAGCCTACAGTTTCAGCCAAACTTCTTTGACCTTGTTCAGATAGTCTTTGTATTTGGTCATTCCAACCAGTCCACAAAAACTTAACACCCAAATCATGCATGCCTTGAAGATAGCTTGCCTCTGGAATCTTATATGATGTATCAAACATGTATTTTACATTATTCGGGCACATCTTGTCAATAGACTTGACTGTGTTTACCGTCTGCTGATATCTTTCCTCATTTGAGAATACCGATAACTGCTTGACATTCAGAGCGGAAGAAATAAAAAAGATACCATCAACCATATGTCTTCTCAATTACTTTGCGCCACTCTGGTACTCTATCATACTGGTGAACAATAGTGAATTCGTGCCTATGACTTGTCCATACTTTGCCATCTTCAAAGATTGGTGTCTTCTCTAGCAAGTGTGGTCTGAATTGTTCAATCTTACTTGGATCGCCAGTCGTACCAAGTTGACAAGCCCAACCATCTTCCGATTTCATATAGAGTGATGTGTCTGTGTATGGATGCTGTGAAATCATAAAGTTGAATGTAGATTGGTCACAGATTGGAATTGGGCGATTGATAGCCGCCGTGAAGATGTTGATACACAAATCACGCATAGCTGAACCAGTACCAGCTAGAACACCAACGTTGTATATTTCATTATCTTTGAATTTATCATAGATGTATTTACCATAAGTCTCAAGCAAATTTTGATTGCCCCATGCTTCATCTTTATACAGAATGCTTTCGGAAGCAAACATTAGATTCTTGTCGCCAATGTTTTCTTCAATAAACTTAATTGGATTTTTCTGGAAGATAACATCTTTAACGTCAGTGGTAATAACATACCGATAATCATTTCGGCATAGATGTTCATAGATGTGGATGAATCTCTCAACATGAACGGGAATTCCTTCATGTTTATACACAAGATTGCCTTGTGCATCTTGTTCAAATCCTATAATTGTGAAACCTGCGTCAGCTACTTTCATTGTAGTCTCGCGGTCACAATTCATAAGAACTAGAACCTTGTCACCATCAAAGCCACTCTGATTGATTGAGTTAACCCAATACTTTAAAGTGTCCCAAGTATATCCGGTACTTGCACCGATAATCAAATCTTTCATAATAAACTCCTTAATAATATATATCTGTCTTACTGACCTGGTGTGTCTTTCTTGTATTTCTTTGCCAAGATAGAAGTGCCATCATTACCTGCGCCAGATGGTGGTAAAATGTCAGCATCAGGTACTTTTTTTTCTTCTTGTACACTTTTATGTAGTTGTACTCCAGTAACCTTCTGCACAAGTTCCCAAACTTCTTTTGTTTTCTTTTGGGCAAGGTATTCATCAAACTTTTTCTTTTGCTCTGGAGTTGCTTTCTGTTTGAACTTAATTAACTCCATGATGCCAATGTTACCAGCATAAGATGCTTCATTTATTTTCGCTTGTTCTTTGAAATTGTTCATTTCATCCTCTTGTCAAATTCAATATCTTTTGTATCTGAGTTTCAAGTGTAGCTTTACGATTTGGCCACTTGATGATTGGTTGGTCAGCAGTTTTCAATAGTTTAGTTAGAAATGGTAATACAAGTTTTTCAACTTCATGTAAACGTTGTTTGTATTCTTCTACAGTTTCTTCTTTCTCAGCGATAACCGAATTGTATTCTTCTTCGTTTGTAGCGGTAAATCCAAAATCATCTTCACCATACTCTTTCATAATCTCCGTTAAGTCAAATTTCTTATCGGCCATTACTTGCTCCAATTCTTTGCGGCATTAAAGTTAGCATGTGCAAACTCTAGTCTATCAATCAACTTAACTGCATTGCCTTTTAGTTTATCTACCGCTACAAAACCTTCTGGATTTGTAATCTTAAAGCCATCATCTGTGCGTAAGAATGTATTTGTAACTTGTTTCATACCTTGCAACTTCTTCACAATCATGTTCTTTGAATCTACAAGCATGTTCATTAAGTCAAATATGTTTTTCAATTCGCTTGCATTGTTGCGATAGAACCGCATAATCTCATTCTTCTCTGCTTGACGTTTCAATTTTGTTTCTGCTTTTTTAGCATCAAGAATTTCTTTGTTAAGTTTAGCTTCAACCCACTTAATCAATTCTTGTGTATGTTTATAAGTATCTTTAATTGCTTGACCTTCTCGCACTTTGGTATTGTTGAAAGTCTTAATTTGAACAAGAAGATTCTCCGATGCGGAAATTCTATTCAATGTCATTGAGTTTAGTTTCTGAAATATCGTACCAGCTTGCGAAAGCAAGTATGTAACATCTTTAGTTTCTTGTTCGGTGAAAGATGCAGTACCAGATGCGTCAACAAAGTAAGCATCACGGAACCAAACATCTTTGGTTGCTTTCAAGTGATTGATATCAATGTTGAAAGATGCTTTCATATCATTGAAAGTTTTACCTGTGTATGAAGTATGAAATACAATACCCATTTGAGCAGATAGCATACTTCTTGCTAATGCGCTATCACTAGGCACAGCATACACGATTGTGTTTGGTTGAAATGTGATGTATGATTCGCCTTCAATGCTTTGCTTCTTCAAGTCGCCTTTAGCGAACATCATATCGCCTTGAAGAACGCCAGTGATTCCCAGTTTTGGTAGATATCGCAAAGCAACTTTTAGTTTAGCATTCAATCCTTCTGATGGATGATTGTTGTCAATATCAGCATCTGTGTAATTCAGTTTTGGATTTACGTTGAAGACGCCTTTAGTGCCAACAAAGAATTTGCCATTGTCTGGATTGATACCAGCAAACACAGCAGGTGCACCATCCCATTTCGTAGTCACGTTAACTTTTGATTCTGCATGACCAGCAAGCATATCACGCAAGGAACGAAGGAATGCAATAGCATCTCTTGCGCCAGCAACACCACGATTTAATACTTCATCCTCAATGTGTTCAAGATGAAGATTGGCGCCTTCTTTCTTTGCGCCTTCTGTTAAGAATTCTGTGAATTTCATATTTCTTTTGCTTTTGAGCCAATCAATCTTTTTGGCATAATCAGAACACGAACATTACTATACGTTTTTCCATCAGATTCATAGTTTCTTCCTGATGAATATCTTGCACCAATAATTGAAGTGTAATCAGCTTGCATAAATTCTTTTACATCTGGATTGTAACTTGCATGTGCGGAAAAAACCATATGATGTTTTCCAGCTCTTGCAGTAAACGATACATCACCTTGGCCAATCAAATGAATATTGTCTATTCCAAATTTTGTTTCGCCAAACTGTGGACCATATACAGCTTTACCAATAAGTGTTTTGTCTTTTATTGTTCTAAAGAATCTTTCTTTACCATTAACGATTGCAGTGTGAAAGCCAGTTAAAGTTTTTAAAAAAGCAACAAGTGTTTTATCTTTTGATATTGAGCCATTTTTGCTACCGTCAGCTTTAGTGGTAATACCGCTATACTGTTGAAATCCACTGGCATCTCTACCCATTTTATGAGAGATAAAACACACATCTACAAACTTCTTTTTCTTAGCATCATATGTTACCAAAGCAATATCAGCCTTAGGTGTGCCTTCAACTTTATTTGCACCATAAATTTCTTTGAATGTGTGCTTACCGGCAACAACAGTTATTGGAGATCCAATCTTAGCGATGTATCCATTAATTTGTTGAAGGACAGCTAATTCACCACGCTCAGTTGGTGTTGGTGAATTTAGCGCATATGATTTGTCTAGGTCTTTAAACTTATGAAGAAGACCGTGTACTTTAGCTGAACCTGCCATGTATACTCCATTTTATAGAGTATTTATACACGGACTCCTTCAAACTTGGAATTGAACTTCCTCTCACGATTACCAAAAGTATTCAGTGGCTTATCATCTGGAATCTGACCAGAATCAACTATAGACTGCGCTGAATCTTCAACATCATACAGTTTCATTTTAGCCCTATCAACACCAATAACAAACTTCTTGTTTGAACTAGGATCATTATAGCGATTTTTCAACTGTTTCACCATGATTTGATTCAATTGTTCCAATTCTTCCGTATTGATTAGCGCAAACATAAAGTCAGCAGTCGCAGGAAGACCAAAAGATTCTGAGGTATCAGTCAAGTCAACATCGGAATTACTGAAACCAGACCTTGTTGTTTGTGTAGCTGAAACAACTGGCACATTAAATTCCACAGCAAGACCACGCAATTCTTCTGCAATAGCTTTAACATAAGTGTATGAATTTACATTCGCACCTTGTTTCAACCTAGATGAAGAACAAATATTCAGATAGTCAATGAAGATAATCTTTGGGCGAAAACTCTTTTTCAATTGCAATTCATTCAACAAAGACCTGAAGTGCATAGAACTTGCACTTGCAGTTGGATACTCTTTGATGATTAGTTTGCCTTGTGTTTTGTTTTTCACACCTTGAAAGCGTTTTTCATAATCTTCTTTGCTTATCAAATGCAAGTCATCAAGTTTAATGTTCAAGAGGTTCGCATCAATGCGTTCCGCAATCTTTTCCTCAGCCATTTCCATGGTGATATAAAGAACGTCAAAGCCTTGTGATATACAGCCCGAAGCCATGTGGCACATGAACAAACTTTTTCCCACGCCAGTTCCAGCAAGAGCGATATTAAGCGTCTTGTTAGGTAGACCACCTTTTGTAATTTTGTTAAAGAAATCCAAATCAAAGGGGACTCGTTCTTCTTTGCGATGGTAGAATTCAAATCGTTCTTCATAATCATTTATGTAATCGTGACCAACATTTCTATCAAATGAAACACCGAGAGCATCAGAAAGAATCTTTGGAATTTCACCTTTTGCTTTGGTGCCAAACTTATCATCCAGAATTGTAACTGATTCCATGATTGCATTATACAATGCTTTATCTTGGCAAAACTTTTCTGTGTGTTCAGTCAGCCATTGAATATCAGTTGGATCATCTTTGTTCGCTTTGATATCACTCAAAATTTGGATTGAGTTGCGAACCTGTTCTTCGGTGAGTTTCTTGCTCTCAGTAAAGTTAATCACCAGTGCTTCATAAGTTGGAAGATTTTTGTATTTTTCTACAAATTCTTTTATCTCATTGTAGATGGTTCGTTCATTGTTATCTGAGAAATATTCTGTTTGAATGAATGGCAATACCTTACGTGCGTATTCATCATTATATATCAGATTCTTCAGAATAGAGAGTTCTAGTCGGTTCAATTTGTTTTTCCGTTAAAATTAATTCTGTTAGTATGTCACCTAACATTGTAACAAAAGTTGCATCTTCTGTCAATGCATCCTTGTCATATTTCATCAAATTAACCACATGGTATCCAAACTTAAGTTTAGCCATGTTAAGTTCCTCTGTTACAGATGCATAGGTATAATAGTATACAACACCAGCATAGTCACCCCGGAGGATTTCTATGCCAGTTAAATCTGTATCTTCAAAGTCGTGAAGTTTAAAGTCTACGCCTTCTTTAAACTTCTTCGGTTTCTTCCAAAACATCATTTTGCCCCATAATGTTTCCGTAAGAGATTTCATATTTCTTTCTCACAAAATCTTTGAAGTCCTCGCTTGCAAGAATCTCACCCCAAAATTCTTCATTCATGGTATCAGCAAGGCGTTTCTTATCGCTCATTTCTCCAGTTTCTCTATCAACTTTACAATACCAACCATTTGTTGGTTTAATAACATGCCCAGATTCAAGAGCAATATCAATTAAACCAGACCATTTGTTGATACCGCCATCATAAGATACGCTAACAGGAATCTTAGACTTCTCTTTAACATACCGTGATTTCTCAACGTTGATAATGAAATTGTAGCCAGTAATTTCTGTGCCATCTTTTTCTTGTTGGCGACCGATGATGAAAATATTATCAGCCGAGTAGTATGAACCAGTACCACCACCAACAATTGCTTTCGGGAACATTCCAATTTCCATGTATGTGTGATTAACAACAACCATTGGAATATCTTTTAGATTCAAGTGAGGTGTAACCATACGGAACAAACTCTTAACTTGTTTCGCTCGGCTCATGTCAGCAACAGATTTACCTTCAAGTGCATCATCAATTTCTTTCTTTGATGCAAGGTTACCGATAGAATCAATGATAATCATCACCCTATCGTTTCGCTCAATACCTTCCAACTGTTTCATTATGTCAAACTTGAGTTGTTCAATATCTGTAAGAGGAGTATGGAGCACCCGCTCTGTGTCAATACCAAAAGTATCAAAATAAGACTGCGGAGTACCAAACTCTGAATCGTAGAAGATAAGAACTGCTTCATCGTATTTGTCCATGTAAGATTTAGCCATCAACAAACTAAATGCAGTCTTAAAGTGCTTTGATGGACCAGCCCACATTGTAAGACCAGGCGTTAGACCACCCTCTAATTTACCAGATAACGCAACATTCACCATAGGAATGGATGTTGGTATCATATCTTTCTCAGTAAAGAATTTTGATTTAGATAGAATTGCACTATCTTTAATCGTAGAATTCTTTTTAATTTTGTCCAATAAACTCATAATTATCCTTTAGAAAAAATCTGCCAGTGAACTTGTTTTCTCTGATTGCCAATTCATACAATCAAGAATGATTTTGATTGGGTCAAGAAACGCTTTCTCAAATTGTAACTCATAATCAATGTAATTGTCAAGTCCAAATTCAGTTGGCAGGCGTGTTGGATACGATATTACCGTATCATTGATTGGGTTAGGTTGAATCAGGTATGTAAACTTTAATTTTTCACCTTCTTGAACCTTAGGGTACTTGTTTGATAAGTTATGTTTATTCAACAGGTAATTATACAGCAACGCACCCTTAACATGAATCGGTGTACCCTTAGTATATATTTGCGCTTTGTCTGTGTATGTCTTCAAACCATTCACCGAACGAGGAAAAGATATTTCTTCAATCGGCAATGTTCTAAACTCTTTGCGGAAGTTGGCAATGAATTCTTGCACATCATCTTCGGTACCAGTTACCATCAACTTGATAACTTCTTTCATCTTATCGCGGATGGAAGATGGAGTAGAAGATTTCACCATTTCAAGACCCATGACTTTCATCTGAGGCTCTGCGTATTGAACGCCTTCGTTGTTGTATACATTCAAAATGTACCGCTTCTTTGCTGTCCAGATACCTTTGTTAGACAACCCTTCACGTTTCATTTGCATTTTTTGGGAATATGCGTTGACATACGTAGCAAGTTCCTGATAAGAGTTATCAATATATGGTTGAATCTTATCTTCACAGACACGGTCCATGAAGGAGATAAGTTGATTAACATCCGTTTTCTTTGAATACACTTTATCAACCAACTCACCAAGACGGAGATAAATTGAATCTGTGTCTGAGGCAATAACATAATCTACACCATTCGTTTTTAACAAGTCGTTCATATACTTATTAATCTTTTCTTCAATCCAACGAATTGAAAGTTGACCTGCCGAAGTAACACCAAGTGCTAGACGCAAATCATAGAATCGGAAGTATTGTGAACCCATCGCACCATAAGCTGAATTCAATGAAACTTTTTTAGCAAGTTGCAGATTGTCATATCGTGCAATTTTCTTTTTCAATTCATACTTCTTATTGGCATCTGTTTCTTTTTCATATTCCTGTTTAGCAGAAATCATCAGCTTCTTAAACTTCTTACGGTCTTGATACATTTCTTCCAACATCTTAGGCAAGAAACCTTGTTCGGTTGTTCGGAAGAATTGACCATTAGGTGTAATGGTAACACCTTGTAGTTTTGAAGTATCAACTTCTTTGCTCAACATCTTATCAACATTAACACCATCAGAAATAATCTGACGCATGTTGTCATCATAATCTTTGACCTCAATAATTGTTTCAGGCGAAATGTTATATTGCATCATCAAATGTGGATACAAACTATTCAAGTCAAACGATGCAACGTAATCATGCACACCAATTTGTGGATCTTTTACATACGCACCCTCAAACGCACCATCTTTAACACTTGTCTCATTAGGAGGCACAACGATGTTTCGTTCAAGCAAATAGTTATAGATGATAGCGTCCCACATTCTAGTTTGTGTAAACACATCACCATAGTTAGACTTGGTATCATATGAAAGAGTCAAAGATAATTCAATCAGCTTTAACTTAGCTTCCAATTCAACAATCAATTCAACGTCAACAATGTTATACTCAATAAACTTTTGATAGTTTAACTTATACAATTGGTGCAAGTTTTCAAATTCATCATAAGAAAGTTTTTTCTTGCCCAACTCAATGTTAGCTATGTTGTCCAGACGATATGAATCTTGTGACTTACCACCAGGAGCAAACCACTTATACAATTCAATATAGTCTAGTGATGAAATGCCATAGATTTCATACGAGATTAATTCACGACCTTTGATGTTGGTCTTTCGTTCTTGCACAATTCCCCATGGTGAAAGATTTTTCATTTCATCTTCACCAAGAATCTTAACAAAGCGATTAACCAAATATGGAATATCAAAGAAGCGAGTGTTCCAACCAGTAATGATATCTGGTGTATCGTATTTCCAATCTTCTAGGAATCTCTTGCAGAGGTCATATTCATCTCTGCATTTTATGTAAGTAACATCATCACGGCTGTTATTAAAATTACCGCAACCATAAACCTTCATATCACCATCAAGCGTCTTTACCGCAATCGCTGTGATTGGCTCATTTGCTTTGTATGGGTCAGGAAAGCCATTTTCTGAACCGACTTCAATATCAATGACTGCAATATTAATTTTGGCTTGGTCCCAATCAATTGCGCCTTTGAATTCATCAGCAATATAGGCATACTCATAACGTGTGTTTCCATAAATCTTAAAGTTCTCAACATCTTCATATCGCTTAATGAAGTCCCTACAATCACGAATTGAACCCATGGGAACTTCATCAAGGTATTCACCATGGAGAGTTTTCCATTTCGTTTCTTTTTTAGAAGGCAAAAACATTGTAGGCGTGTAACCCACACGGAGTTTTACACGCCTACCGTTCTCTACGCCTCTGTAAAGAATGTTGTTACCAACACAAATTACATTAGTGTAAAAGTTACTCATTAATATTTAGGAATAGATGATGCGATTTGAATACCAGAACCGAAGACTTGATTGTATTGATTCGACAATTCAACCGCTGGTGTAGTTACAGTTAAAACATCCGAAGATGAAAATTTAATGCCAGTAGAAAACTCTACGCAGAAATCTAAGAATGGAGAGAAGCCCATCATTGGGCCATCTTTAGTTGGCTGTACAATAACCTGTACAGGTTGCTTTACGGTATATTCACCGCCACTATACTCAACATCACCAAGGATGGTTTGGTTTGTTTTGAAAGTAATAAGTTTTAAACTCATACTTTAATCCTTTCTTCTGCAAAAAAGGTTTTCAATGTTACCCACTTCTTGGGGAACAACATTTCACGACCGCGGAAGTCGGCCATGTCTTGGGTTGGGTCATTAACTAGACCAATAAGTTCAACCATATTGTCAAACTCACGCAGAACCAGGTCATACTTGTATGCCTGGAGTTTGTTTTCAACTGCCATATGATAGGCGAGTTTTGATGTATTGATATTACTCAATTTCAATATTACTCCATTGTTTAAGTTTTAAAAATTTGTTTTGCTTTGCTAACATCAATTCTTTCCAATTGACACCAACATCTTTCTTCACAAGCAAATCAATCATAGCCAGAAGGTCACCCAATTCTTCCTGCAACATTTGAATGTTCGTTTTGTCTTTACCAGGTTTTAATTGGTCAGGACCGAAACGAAAACATTTGCTTATTGCTTGAGTGACTTCTGCACATTCTTCTTGCAGAATTAAAAGAATTTCTCTTGTATCTTCATCCATAACGATATTATATCACAGTTTAACAAAAGGTGCAAGCACTGGAGCAGTCCATCCTTCAGGTTTCATAACTTTACCATCAGCACGTTTAATAACTTTACCAGTCTCAGAATCAATCTTGCATAGATTACTCCGAGCAACTTCGGCCCATGCGCCATCAACATCAAATCCACGCATACGACAAAATCCAAGTATCACCCAAATCATGTCCATGCAAGCATCTAATTCTTCTACCAAATCATCTTTCTGATTAGCATCTTTGAATTCCCAAAATTCTTCTACAATAAGATTTCGGTAGAGACTAATATTCTCCAGAGATGGTACTTGGTCACATGCGTCAATAAAAATATTAACGTCTTTATTCATATCAGTCATAATATATCCTATTGGTTGCGGGACCTGGAATCGAACCAAGAACTGAGGATTATGAGTCCTCCGTAATACCGTTTTACTATCCCGCGGTTGTTTTATTTAGTTTTTTGAAAAAAAGATTTGAAGATTCTCCAGTATCTTTTCATACGTGTTTCTTCAATCTTTTTAATGATAAGTTCGCCATTAACATAGTCAATGTCTAACAGGTCGTTTGTTTTCCAACCCATATCTTCCATAAGTTCTTTAGGCAATTCAATTATTGCATCTCCGTTTTCACAGATTTCAATAACTTGCGATGTATAAATTTTACTCATATTCTATTCACTCCGACATTACACTTAATCAAAAAATCAATGCCTTGGTTATCTCTATACGTGTTACGATAAAATACACTATTAATGCCCGATTGATAAATCAATTTAGCACAATCTAAACACGGCGCATGTGTCACGTATAATGTTGCATCATCACTTGAATTGGTTGACTTTGCTACCTTTGCAAGTGCGTTTGTCTCAGCATGAAGCACTTCAGGTTTAGTTTTTAACTTATAACGAAGCCATGGAAGGTCTTCAGTTTTTGGTAACTGTTGTTCACTCCATGGCCACTGTTCTTTAATTTCTTCAGGTGACAACCAACCACCCGCCGTTCGGTCCATATATTCTTTATCTTCGCAGTTATTATCCCAACCAGAAGGCATACCATTGTAGCCAATACCTATGATTGTGTTATCTTTTACAATAACACAACCAACTTTCAAGCGGCGGGCTGAAGATAACTTAGCGTAAACTTCAGCCGCTTCCATGTGAGCGGTATTAAACTTGTTCAATTTTATTCTTTTGTTTCTTTTCATGCACAACAGGTTTATTACCAACAAGTTGTGCATGAATCATTGCATTCTTATACGAATGCCTTTCAAATGAATTAACGATAGTAGCCATACGGCGTTTAACACTACGATTAATTTTAAAATTAGCACCTGGTTTCATATCAAATCTCCAAAAATTTAAGTTCAAATCTATCAGCACGGGTTTCGTAACGAATGTAACCACGTGGATTACAAACAATTCTTGTGCTACCAATCATGTAATCAAAGTCTTCATGTGTATGCCCATGAGTCCATAGTTTAATTTGTGGATGATCCATAATGAAATCATTCAAATCGGAACTATAACCACCATTCATAATCACTTCTTCTTTATACCGAGGATGTGTTGACTGTTTGCTAGGTGAATGATGCCCAACGACAACAAACTTTTGGTCAAACTTGCCTTCAATCATAATGCGAATATAATCCATCATTTGTTTATGGTCTTCCACAGCATCTTCTGGTGTGAAACGACTTTTGCGTTCATGGAATTTACCATCTTCATCTTTGAAGGTTGTTACCCGATTACTATTTTGAACACAACGGAAGTCATTCATCATACCCGACATTTGCATGAGAGTGATTGGATCTTCTTTGTTCATATCTGTCCACAAAGTACCACCAATGAATGTTACATCATCAATAACAAAAGTATCTTTGTCTAAGATATGGAGATTGCGTATATAAGACAGCCTATCACGCAAAGTTGTAATAGTGTTCCGATAATCACCGTTATAGTGTTCATGGTTCCCCATAATATAAATGACATGCGGAAATCTTTCACCACATTCTTGAAAGAATTTATGATATTTTTCAGAGCGAACATTTTTATCAAAGAATCCAATATCATCTTTTACCATCAAGTCTGCGGCCACACAAATATCTCCAGAGAGAATAAGAACATCAGCGTTCTCGGTATTCTCAAAAGATATTTCACCAAATTCAAGGTGTACGTCGGATGCTAGAGCAATTTTCATAGTTTACTTTCTGCCTTCAAGTGCTTATTATAACACAAGAAGGCAGATTTTTCAGGTAATAATTAAACTTTTTCTTGGAGTAATTGTGGTTTACTTACTGTATTGATAGCAATTTTAACCGGTTGTTTTTCAACTGGTACAATATTGATAAGTTTTACTGTAAGAACACCATTATCCAAACTTGCACCATCAACTTGCACAGTATCAGCCAACGTTACAGTTTTCTTAAACGAACGTGTGCCAATACCACGATGTAGATAGTTTCTGGTGTCATCAAGGCCTTTTTCGCCTTTGATAGTCAAAGTATTTTTCAACACCTCAATAGTGATTTCACTTTCATTGAATCCAGCAACAGCAAGTTCAACGAGATAATTATTATCATCAACTTTAACAATGTTGTGTGGAGGGAAAGTGGTAGGTTTTTCCGTTAGCATGGTATCAAATGTGTCAAGTAGTCGGTCAAAGCCAACAACGGAAGGGTATAGATGTGTGAATCTTAATGTTGTCATAAAGTTCTCCTTTAAAAGCAAGTTAAAAAAATGTTACCCCGAAGGCATAACTTCCAGCTTACCTTATACTGGTCCAAACTATCGTGTCGGAGGTGTAATTACACGGACGCCTTATACCGTAGCATCAAACAGCCCTAAGGTGGGTACAGTTATTTATACAACTTTACGAAGGCCGAGCCATTTACAAAGTATTTTCTTTGTGGTTCTTCCGGCTTGTAAACTTGAATAAATGTCATAGTGCTATCAACTCTTTTTTCATACAGATTACTGGTGCAAACAATCTCACCAGTGTAGATGTTTTTCAACTCTGTAATTTTTTCTTTCACTTTTTTCATAGTTCACCTCAATCATTCTTGAGACTTCTTTCCAATGTTATATTTGCTGACTAGTTCCCATTCATCTTTTTCTTTGTAAGATATAATCTTAATTTGATGTATCGGAGCAATCTTGTCTACCATAATGTCAGGATTAACAATCTTAACTAGACCCCATTCTTCTAGGAGTTTAGCTATTGCGTTTCGCCTTTCAATATCGTTATCTATGATGCTAGATGGTTTTCCGTCTAGTGCGAATAATTCTTTAAAGTGGACAATATAGTATTGCCCTCTCTTGTGTAGGATGTGGCAAGACTGGTATAGAACCCGTTCTTTACGTGAGGATACACCAATTCTGGTTAGCGTTTCTCTCACTTTTAAAAAGTCATCGTGTTCGTTTAGCGTCACCTCAACAAAGGTTGATAAGTCGACCATTTCATTTCCTTAATCCACCGATATCGGTTTTTTCTTTTAATTCTTGGATTTGTTCATCGCTAAGTAGGCGCAAGGCTTCACGGGCTTTAGAATCGGATAGACCGAAGTATGTCTTTACACATGCTATATCTTCACTTTTTTCAGCCTTAACCCACTTATTGAAAGGTCTTTTCTTGGACCTAACTATATTTAGTAAATAGTCATTCTGTAGTTTCTTGTCTAGGAGAGACCTACGATTCATTTCATTAGCATACATGATACAGTCCTTGTGATAGGAAAGCGCACGATTCACCAGATATGGCTCATAGGACTTCTCAGTCGCATCATCTACAATCATCTGCTTTTTACCCTGCAGGATCTCATTTACATATTCAAAAGGATTCATTATAGTTAAAAATTGGTAAAAAATATTTGGAATTCTGGATAAAATTTCTTTTAAGTCTTATTTCCAGGCGAGTTTTACTTTTATAAATTTTAATGTCTGCGAAATCATAGTCTATAAGAGAGTTTATTTTCATATAATGTTTTGATAAAATGTAATTGTCATCGGAATATAAAACTATATCTCCAGTTGGTTTAAAACCACAGATAGAACAATCCATAGAATTTTTATCTCTAACTATAATCAATAAACGATAGTCTTTTACAGAACAAACTTTATCTTGCCAGCCATCTACAAATAGTGACCAAAGAGAATTGGAATTATTATCATAAAAATATGAAGATGTGGTTTCTTTAAACGTCTGATATAAACTTGCTTCTGTTGTGTGTGACCCATCTAATATACTTATAGATTTAACATCACAACCTACATTATTATAACTTACATCAACAATTGAGTTGCCAGCACCTGACCAAATGGAATTCTCCAAACTTTCACAAACAACATATTCCCATATTTCTTTTCCTAAACTTAATGGATATCCTTTGTCTAAATATTTTTTCAAAGGTTGAATTATATTAGATATTTCGGTTTGGAATATTTCTTGAAATCTTTTTCCCAAAAATTCTTTAAGTTCTAAACTTTGCATAGGAATAAGAAAAGTTTTTTCTTCAATTTTTTCGCCGAATACATTAATCATCACATAAGCATTCTAATCAAACCAATCGTATCAATGGTAGTCAACAATAGGTAGTTAGCCAGCATGCCAAAAGATTTCCTAGTCCAAGAAGCCCAAGCATAGATAGCACAGCCAGTAATCCAAATAGGATATAGAGCCAAGAGGGGAGGAGTTGGTACGGTAAGTGCCATAGTAATACTACACCCAATACTAATAGCCCAAGCAAGAAGCTCGGCAGCAAAGCGAAAAGGATGAGAACGGTAGTCATCTTTGATCCAATCAAATGTGGGCTTAAATAAATCTAATATCATAGATTTTCCGATTCAAGTTTAACATCATGGTGGTGTTTTAGTTTCAAGTATGCATTGAAAACAGACTTAGGCACGATGCCGTCTCCATACTGGTATGTAATCTGCTCAATCGCTTTAACTAATTCCCGAGAATATTTAATCTCGGTGGCTGTTCCAATTGGATGTACTTCAAAATCACTCATACAAACTCCACGCTTACCATAAGTTCAGTCAAACAAGCAACGGTGTTAATCTCAGCATCAGCAACGAATGCTTGCTTGTATTGATAGTCGGCTAGAATAATAACCGCTTGAGGTATGCTTTGTGGTTGCAATACTTCATAAAGACTATCATACAGTTTGCGATACAATGTTGCGGCATCAAAGTCAGCAGTAGCAACCCATTTACGAATTGCACCGAAGTCTTTGTTCTTCAAGTGTTTGGTGATTTCTGCAATTGATATATCACCAATCTGTGCGAGAATACCAACATCAATCTTACCAAACTGTGAGTAGCGTTGCAACTCATTCAAGATGCGCCGAAAGTCTGGAAAGTGTTTCTTGATTAACTCGGCGATTACCTTGTCTTCATACTCAACATTTTCACTTTGCAAAATTGACTGAATGCGCTTGAAAAACTGACCAGCCATCTTTGTCTTTTCATCATTCTTCAATGTGAAATCAACAACAGCACACCGACTGTGTAGTGGATCAATGATACGATTCTTAAAATTACATGTAAAGATGAATGAGCAGTTTGATGCAAACTCTTCCATTGCATTACGCAAAGCTGGTTGCGTTGAATTTGGATTCAGATAGTCAGCTTCATCAATGATGATAACTTTACGACCGCCAGTGAATGACATTGACGAGGCAAAGTCTTTAATCTTGGTACGAAAAACATCAATGCCTGATTCATCTGAACCGTTAATCATAATGTAGTCAGCCTCAATCTGATTACACATTGCTTTCGCAACAGTAGTCTTTCCTACACCTGCACCGCCAGATAGTAACAGGTGTGGAATCTTTTCCGAATTAACATATTCTTGGAACGGCTTCTTCAAGCGTTCCGGTAGAATACACTCCTCAATAGTCTTGGGACGATGTGCTTCCGTCCACAATAAATGTTGCATAAAAACTCCATAATAAAAAATTCAAAAAGAAAAATCAACCTTCGCTGGTTGAACCGAGTTCTGTAGCAACCCAATATTGCAAGGGCTTTGTGGTGTTCTTAAAGTGTGCGATACCTTTGAAAGAAATAGAAATCTCATATGAACCAGGAATCATTTTTAGGTTCTCGGTTTTAAACAACATCTTATATTTCTTTCCATTGCCTGCACCAACATCAAGTTGATTACTGTGGGTGGATGTGTTTTTGTCATCTAGTGCAGAGACAAAGATTTTGCTACCATCAGAAGTTACTGAAATGTGTGGAGTAGCAAGAGTTGAAGCGGACCGCATAATGAATTCAAGATCCGCCTGAGAGATAGCAAAAGTCACTTCAGGATCTGGCATTTTAACTGATTTATCGGATGCATTTTTAATCATAGTCGCATCACAAATACGATATGTAATTTTGCTACGACCGCTGGTGTCATTGATAATTGCAGACTTGGTTGCGGTATCAATTTGAAGCTGTGAATTATCCTGATGCAATCCTAGGACTGCAAGGAATTTATTCAAGTCATAGATACCGAAATCTTCATCAATCGTTTCGGCGATTGTTGTTTCAGCCAAAACTTGTTTAGATGCATCACAGGTACGCAATACGCTACCCTTACGGAACATGATACCATCATTGATAGATGCGAAGTTTTTCAATACGGTCAAGGTGTCTTTAGACAATTTCATAATATACTCTCCAAAAAAATTTAATTATACAATATTCATTCAGCATTGTCAAGCGAATACTTAACATCATGCTCATACAAAAAAGATAGGCAACACATAGCATGGGCTAGATGATGTATACCTGATTCTGGGTCTAGTTTCTCACCCATTTTCCATGCCCATATATGGCGTTCCAGTGCATCAAAGTATCTGCGTTTGGAATCGGGAACTCTTTTCCAGTTATCTCTCTCATATTTCTGAGCACCGAAAGTGAGAACCCGTACCATTTCTTGTTGAGCAAGAGGCGGAATCAAACCATACTCTAATTTGTTTCCGTCAAACTTACGACCGCCTGTAGTTGCAGTCTCTGATCCAGTTGCGCCAGCCGCCAGGTCCAGCGGCGTTGGCACCCACTCCTCCAGCGGTGGATATGAAGTTGCCATTACAGTTTACCCGTTAGTTCAGCAATCTTAGCGAGATTACCCGTGAAAGGATATGTGCCAATATGCTGTGTCTTCATCCATGGGCACAAGAAGATAGAACCACCAGCTTTGCGCCATAGTTGACAAAACATATAATCTTCACTTAGGTATCTTTCAGAACCACCGCCTGTTGCGCTATCAAGTGTATCAATCACGGTATCAAAATATGCATGGATATATCTTGAGCCATCAAAGTGTGCTTGCCCAACGTGGTCAGGTTTGTAACGCAATTGGGGATATTTTTCTTCCAAGATTGGAAACACTTCTCGCTTGACCATCATGTAGCCAGTACCAATCTCCAAAACTTCTAGAGGTTCAGTTACTGAAAATTGTTGTGTGCCTTTAACGACATTGAACACATAATCGCCAACAAGATTTTCTAATTCATGTGCTGGCAAATCTGGATGTTTACGTGCGGCTAGTGCGATGTTGTTCCAGTTGATAGCTTTCTTGGGATAAGGACCACCAATAACTTCTTTATCAAGTGCTAGAAGTGCGACTACATCTTGTGGATTGTAATGCACATCAGAATCAATAAAAAGTAGATGGGTACAATCGGAGCGGAGAAATTCATCTACCAAATAATTTCTGGCCCGTGTGATTAATGATTCATTGAACAAGAATGAAAATCGTGTTTCAACACCATATTTGGACATGAGTGCTTGTAAGTCAAGACTAGCCTTAACATACATGCCGTGTGCCATACCACCATACATCGGTGTCGCAACAAATAATTTGTGCTTCTTCAAGTCTTCAATTTTAACTTTTATTTCCATAATTTATCCATAAAAAAAGAGGATGCGATACAAGTATATATCACATCCTTCTTAGCAATCGCCTAAAGATTAGGCAAAAGTGCTAACACCCTTTGCACGTAGGGCTTTGATGCCTTCTGCAACCATGCGCTTGGTTGGCTGACCAAGGCGGTAGAAGGAGATTTTACGACCATTAGCAAGAGTTTTGCTGTTAGTGTAAATTGCGTGTCCATCTTCACGCAATTCGTTGATACGTGCGGCAACATTGGTGATGCCGAAACGTGCCCGTGCCTGGGCAGTGGTGAAGGTATTGTAACCATCAGTCTTGCTCAAAGCGGCAAGCATTTTTTCTTTAGTAGTCATTTTAGACATAATAAAACTCCGTAATAAAACCACACTTTGGGAATACACTTGAGAGGTGGTCATTCTCAAGATTCATAATTATAACAAACCACTAAGAGTAAGTCAATACTCTTAGTGGTAAATGTATCAATTAAAATGGTACTTCTTCATTATGTGAAGGTACATTCACTGTAATAGGATCTTCTTCTTTGGCTGGTGCATCAAGTTTGGTGTACAAATCAAGGAAAGACATTTTGGTATCGGTATCAAAACGATTCAGACACAAAGATACCGCTTTCATTCGGTCACCATGCACACCATATGTTTTGCAAATATGTACCAAACGGCGAGTGGAGATGATTTCATCAACACCACCTTCGGAGAATGTTTTGCGAATTACATCAGCCCAAGTAACAAGTTTTTCGGCAAATTCATCATCGGTACGACCAGCAGAGGTCAATTCTTTTTTGATGATTTTACGCTCAACTGCAACAGGAGGATATTCTTGTTCGTAGGTATTCAAGAAACGTTCCAAGAAGGCTTCGTTCAATACGTTGGTGAACATATAGCGACCATCTTCGGAGCCTTTACCTTTTGTATTGGCTGTAGCAACAATTGTAAAGCCTTCGCTAGGATATACAATCTCGCCTTTTTTCTTCAACATGAAAGGCTTACCCTCTAGTACCCGTTGCAAGCAGGACAAGTTTTGTGCGCCGTAATCAATTTCATCAATACACAAAACGGCACCTTGTCGTGCGGCGGTAGTAACAGGACCGTCACGCCATTCCATCTGACCGTTAATCAAAACAAAGTTGCCAAGCAAATCGCCTTCATCGGTTTCTGGTGTCATTGAGATACAAACGAATTTGCGTTTTGCTTTGGCACAGGCTTGTTCAACGGACATTGTTTTACCGTTGCCAGATTGACCAGTGATAAAGATGGGAAAGAATTGTTTGCTGTTTACGATAGCCAGCAAATCTTCATAGTTGCCAAAGGGCACATAATTTTTGTACACTTCTGGAACTAGATTTCCAGTCTCAAGGTCGGTAGATACATTAGCAATTCGGTTTTGTGCAACAGGTGCAACCGGTGCAATTTCAGTTTTCTTCATAGGTAAAACTTGAGCAGATAAATCAACTGCGGAAACATTAGCAGTTGGTAGTTTATATAGCCCACGACCAGCACGATTTTCTGGATCTTTTGTGAACCATTGTGGATATTTTAGGTCGGCCTCATTACAAATTGCCCAGATATCTTCAACATTCAAAGTTTTTTTACCAGTAGCCAGGGCTAAAGAAATAAACTTCTCACGGGCCGAAACATTCACTTTACGCATAATATAAACTCCATTTCAATCAATCAATACAATAATTATAACAGGGAAACACCACCTTGTCAATAGGTGGTGTTGTAAAAATGTCACAAAGCAATCTCGCCAATGAAACGATTTACCAAAACACGGCTTACTTGTTTCTTCTTATTCATTTTCATAAATGCATTCTTTAGTTTACCAGCAGTAACTGCACCATCAACATGTAAACTTTCGTTTTCAATGTCAAGGTCATCGCCGCCAGGAATAATAAAGAATTTATTGTACCCAGAATTTTTAGATTCTAGGAATCTTTCCGCTTTGATGATTTGTGCAAGTTGTTTAGTGGCTTCTTTTCTTTGGTAGTAAGAATCATTAGAATGACCCTCATAAACTTGGCGCAACGATTCACCTTTTTCGTTGATGTAACGGCGCTCAATGCCAGCACGGAGACCAGCACCAGTTCCAGCAATGAAGAAACCGATAATCTTAGAACCTGTAGTTTTGCGATACCAATTGAAAACTGATTGGCGCACAGGACATTCATCATCCTCAACCATCAATTCTTCAAATTTATTTTTCGTATCACGCAAAACAAGATTGAATTGACCGTGACCAATACCTACCGTGCTAGAGTAAGATTGACCTTTGTAATCTACACGCTCACCAATTATGGTGGTAATTCTGTCGGCATCACCATCGTGCATGATAACCGTGTTCACAATATCAAGATTGTTCACCTTGCGAAATTGCTCAACGAGCGGCTTCAAGGCAATCATTGCTTCGGTCATAGGAGTATTTGACAAATTCTCAGTCTTAGGTGTTGAAAATTTACGATTACCACGATAACTATAACTACCAGCCAAAGCCATGATATTTTTAGAGCACCGGGTAAATTCACTCGCACTCATTTTTGAATTCAAATACTCACGCAAGAAAACATCTGAGCCACTTAATTCGTGGAGGTTTTTGGTGAATGAACGATTATTTTCACGGCCGTGGTCAAGTTGAAAAGCACCGGTATCATTGCCAAAACCATAAACAACAAAAGGAATATTCACTTTGCGGCAGAACATTGCGAGAACCAAAATTTGTTCCCATGATGATTCCATATTGTTTTGCATTGAACCCGAACGGTCAAGCAACAAAACTAAACCATGCGATTTGCCTTTTGGTACAAAGGTTGCTTTGCGGAAAATATTGTCATCAACTTGGTATTTGTAGATGCGGTTAACATCAATATCACCAGTCTCAGAAATTTTCTGTTTGGAATATTTTGATGCGGCTTTACGCATTTCAAATTCTTTCGCAAGCAGAGAAATGTAACGGTCATTCCGATTTTTGAATTCACGGAGCAAAACATTCTGAGTATCTTTATATGAATCAAACCGGTCAGCCCAATACATTTCCATCAATTCATGTACCCGTTTGTATGGAGTAAGAATTTCAGAATAAATTGGAGTTGGCAAATTCACATACAAATATTCTTTGCATGATTTGTCCAACAATTGACCTTCGTTTTCACGGTACTTTTCATCAGTTTCGCAAACTGGTTCAAAATCTTCATCTTCACTGGTACTATTGTGTGATTCTTTATCACGGTTAATAGTATTGCTTTTCTCTGGTTGTTCTTCTGATTTTTCTTCCGAATCAGAATCTGATTCACCTTTGGATTCTGATTCATCTTCACCATCGGATGATTCTTTTTCAGTTTTGCCAGCTTGAGGTTGGCCATCTTCCTGATTTTCTTCTTCATCATTGGAAGAATCATCATTGCTGTCCATGTCCGTTTCATAATCACCATCTTCATCATCATAGAATGAATTCAGTTGGCGAATTTTTTCTTGTTGCAATTCTTTTTGTTCGGTTTTTGAATAGTCAAAAATTGCTTCGGTAATACGGACAACATCTTCCCACGTTTCGCACGATTCAACATCGGCTAACATTTTGGTTTCTTCATTGTTGAATTGAATGCCCAATGCAACACCGCCTTTAGTGTAAAGGTTCAAGCGGTCAATGAAAGGCAAAGCATTGACATTTCGGTACTTGATACCGAAAAAATCTTTTTCTAATAGTTGACCGTATGCTTTGACAAACGATTGGCGCAAGCCAGGGAAACGGCGTTTGACTTTTTTCTCAATGCGGGCATCTTCAACCACATTCAGGAAGTTTTTGAAATTTTTATCAAATTTGCCAGTGCCCATAACTGCATTGTGCCAACCTTCTTCTGGCGTTTCCAATGCGTGACCAACTTCATGCCCGGTCAGCAAATCATACATTTCGCCAGACATATCTTTCCAGACTGGAAGGGTAAGAACACGGTCTTTAAGATTAAAAGAAGCCGTGGATACTTTGCGGTGCTCAACGGTGAGGTTTTCGGTAGCCATCAACTTGGCTAATTGGGATTTGGATTCTTGGGTAAACTGCATGGTGTTCCTTCTAACTACAGATACAAGTATATCAGGACCAGAACGAATGTCAAGTACTACTAAAGTATTATGTTGTCAAAAAACAACTATCTTTCTTCTGCCAAAATGCGGGTCTATTATTCCAACAATCTGTGGTAACACTTTCGTATCCATATTTTCTGAGTGTCTTTCCGAACAATCTTCCCATTTGTTTTCCATCATAGACTTCGGTACCATCTTTGTATTGATTGAAGTGACCAATGGCTCTTCCGTTGAATGTGTTAGCAATCAACATATATGTTGGTGACCCTTGTTCAATCACATCAATCAAATGCTCAATCGGTCTGTCAAAGTGTTCAAAGTATTCGGAAGCAAAAAACAAACTTGTTCCTGGCTTTTCAACTTGTGTAAGATTTTCAATGATTTTGAAATTGTATTTGTCGCCCAACTCTGTTGCCATCTTATACTGGTAACTATCTTTTAGATTTGTACCATAGACATTTGAGTTCGGAAACAATTCTTTCATACCAACTGTAGTATAACCGAAACCGCATCCCAAGTCAACCACATTGTCAACATTACCAATGTATTCAACTATACTTTTACCAAACATAGACTTTGGTGCATTGATTTCTTTGAGATACCTTCTAGAGTATTTTGACCAACACATCCATACTTCGCAGAAATAATAAGCATCAGAGTAAACAGAATAGTCTGGCGTTCCTGTTTCCAATGATGCATACCATCTATTCTCAAGGTCTTTCATTTGACGCATATCATCATCGGGTATGATTGCGCCATCATGCGCTTTCATACAATTCAATGTGACTTTCAATGCCGCCTCAATATCTATGTCTGCAACCTTAGCGCAGTTTTCAAGATACCGCTTTAGACTCTCTTTGCCTATTTCATCAACAATACTCATCAATCTGGTTTCCAATTACGAATCAACTTCATTCCATATTCGTTGTTGCCTTCTGGAACTATTGCATCAGATTTCATTCGCAACTTGTTTACTTTGAATGGATTGTAGTCAACATAATGATGCCAACGACCATAACGCCAAACAACTCTTGCAACATCTGGATGCATATCTGCAAGCATCTGTGATTTGTTAATTGTACCGCTACTATTGTAACCAGTCTTTTTAAAGTTCTCATCAGCATCTGCAAATTCTTTATGATAGAATTCTTCGGTGTTACCACCCTTAACTGTCTGTGTAGCCGCCTTACCTTGCAAGAATGCATTGAACTGAATGGTACAATCACCATCTTTCAACACGCGGAGACAGATATCAGTATCTTCATTGTACCGACCACGCCAACGATGTTTACAATCATTGGAGATTAGCAAACAGGAATAGATTCGTGTGTTAGTTACGAATGGTGGATACTTTGAATTTGGTGCAATGAAGAACCGATACTGAAAGCCAGAGATTGGCACATTCTCAAAGCGGTCAACAAAATCTTCTGCGGCTCGGAAGATAGCGCCAGATTCAACACGATAACGTTTGTTCTGGTTCAATCGGTAGAAATCAGAAATGTTATCATCTAGTACCCAATGCTTTTCTGCACCAATTTCAATCGCATGATCCCAACACCAATTTCTAGCACGACCTGGTCCATCACCATGATTACTGAATGGTGCAACTAGCAATGTAACATATGGGCGAATCTTAAAGTCGTCCAATGCTTTTTCATAATTCTCCAAGTCTTGTGGCTCAATCGCAATGTAATGAGGAACTTTCATACGAGCGAGTGACCGAGAAGTCAACATAGATTCATGCCGACCTTTAGATATAATATAAACTGGATACTTAGGGTTAATCATTCTACAATCCAACGATTCAAGGAATTTTCTTCAATGTCAAGTTTTGGATACCAAATACTTTTGCTCTTATCAGTTAATCCTTGGTCAATCAACTTAGCAAACGCATTATAATCTTCTTCATTTCGGAAGTTTACATACAGTTGTTTCCATGGAGGATTATCATTCTGGTCAAAAGTTGGCATACCTTTCCAATACTTCTTAAAGAATTGGTCTCTGGTAAGCAATGAATCATCAACTTCAACTACAGGAAGTTTTTCTTCTTGCGTTTGTTCACCATCCATGAATTTGGAAACATCGTTGATATCATCACTCTCAAAATCAAGACAACTTTCATACTCGGTAGTTTCATCAACTTTTATATCGCTCATTTTGAATGCCTTACAATTTTCTTAATTAATTTTGTTTGACGTTTTCTTGCCATCTGCATAGCAAGAGGCTTAACTTTCTCAAGGAATACTTTACCGTCAAGATGTTCTAGTTCATGCTGAAAGCATTGTGCTGTTATACCACGCAACCACAACTCTTTTGGTTGTGAATATTCATCATAGTAATTTACAAGAACACCTTCATATCTAGGTACGCCAACAAACAATGCTGGATACGACAAGCAACCTTCACGCATTAGTTTTGGATCACCATCAACATCAATGATTTTTGGATTGACGCAAACCATTTGAAATTGGTCTGTACCAATCACAAACATTCTAAATTTAAATCCACATTGATTAGCTGACAATCCAACACCATTATAGGTATGCATTGTCAACTTCAATTGTTTGATAAATTTTTGAATCTCTGGTTGCATAATTTGAGACATATCAAAGTCTTCAACTGGTGTTCTTAGTAACGGATGACCTTCCGTTAAAATAGACAACGGAAGAATCTTTTCTTCCAAAACTTTGGTTGGAGATTTAGACTCCGTATTAATAACTAAAATATCATCATCATTCATTTTACTATCCTTGAAAAATTATTTACCTTCTCAAACCGAATTAAGTTTCGGAACTTATCTTGCAGTATGTCACCCTTGTGTGATATCACAAACAGATTTACATCTTCAAGCATCTGTAGAATTGTCATCAAGTACTCAGTTCCATTATTATCTAGGCTACTATCAAACACTTCATCTAGAATCAACAAATTGGTATTCGTAGAATTCTTAAGTTTTGCTACCGCTCTCCATGTCAACATAAGTGCCATGTCAATTCTCTGTTTCTCACCCTCACTAAAAGATGCATAGCTGAATTCATCACGATGGCGTGACTTGATTGTTTCTTTGAACGATTCATCAAGATTAAAATTCACAAAGAAATCCAGCGATGCTAGATACTTATTTACCATCTTGTTTATGATAGGCAAATATTGCTTAATGATTTTTGTTTTGATTCCAGTATCTTTTAACAACAGAGAGGCAGCTTCAAGATATGTCTTTTCTTCTATTAACGATTTCTTTTTGGATTCTAACTCTGCTAATTGTATTTGCAATGCGAGAAGTTTATTGGTCTCCGAGGACAAGTTTTCCTTGGATGATGACAATACTCCTATCTCTTTCTGCAATTTTCCTATGTACTTATTCAATTCAATGATGGTTGAATTGTTGGATGCAACAGCAACCCATTTGACTTGAATAGCATTAGAAATTTTTGTAATATCATTTAGCCGATTTTGTTGCACTAGAATGTCAGATTCAAGTTTTGTCAAACCGTGAGTACACTTCTCAACTTTATCATTCAAATCTGTTATTTGTTTTTCTTTAAATTCCAACTGGATGCTTTGGCGACAAGTTGGGCAATCATCATTATTTAGGAAAAAGTTTACATCTTTACGATACTTTGACAAGTTGGTTTCAATCTGTGTTTCAAATTGATTTAGCTTTTTCAATTTATCGTTTACAATAGACTTGTCTTCTATTTCTTTTTGCAGGGCAGAAATAGCTGTGTTCATGGAATTGATTTCTGTTTGTACCAAATCAATCTCAAGCCAAACATTGGCTACTTCCAATTCTTTGCTCACAATCAATTCATCGGTATTCTTCTTAATTTTTTCTGTGTGTTCTTCTACCAATTTGTGTTGATTGGAACACAAATCTAATTCGTGTTTGTTAGACTGAATGCTTTCTTTGTTGATTGAATGTTTATCTCTTAGCAGACCATTCATTGTGGAAAAGATTTGAATGTCCAACAAATCTTCAATGATTGCTCTCCTGTCAGCCGCAGAGAGTTGCATGAATGGCACAAAAGAAGCTGAACCGAGAATGACAATCTGTGTGAAAGACTTGTAGTTTAATTTGAGAATGAATTTCTCTAGATGTTCTTGATAGTCTTTTACAGCCGCATCTTGATTCAACATTTCGCCATCAACATAAATCTCAAAGATGTTTGGTTTGATACCACGAATGATTTTGAATTTCTTGTTTCCAATATCAAACTCACACTCAACGACACAATCTTTTTGATTGATTGAGTTTACCAATTGTGGTTTATTGATAGAACGAAATGGTTTTCCAAACAACACAAAGCACAGCGCATCAAGCAAGGTGGACTTGCCCGCACCGTTTGTTCCAACTACCAGTGTGTTTGTACTATTGCACAGATTAATTTCTGTGAAGTAATTACCAGTAGAAAGAAAGTTCTTAAATTTTATTGATTTGAAAAAAATCATTCAGTCACTTCAACATTCAAAGATTCAACATATAACTCACGCATTAGATTCTTTAGTTTATCAGAATCCACATCAAGTGTCAACCCATCAATATACTTGGAAAGAATAGTCATGGTATCTTCCGCTTGGTCAATTAATTCCTGATCATCATCTATTGTAGTATCAGAAAAATCTTCTACCACAGCAACATCGGCTACACCAGCTTTGTTCAATTGCTCAAGCACATAATCAAAAAGATAAGCATTTGTTTTGTTTACCACAACCACTTTGACATAAGTGTCTTTGTGTACCGAGAAGTCATATGCTTTCCAATACTCAAACGATTGTGATTCATCATCATAGTTAATCTTGTAGAACATTCTACATGGATTTGAAATGAATGTCAAGTCTCTTGTCTCGGTATCAAAGACATGAAAGCCTCTTGGATCATTGAAGTCAGTCCAGGTAATTTCATATTGATTACCAAGATAGTGAATTGTACCATCTGAAGACTTGTGGTGAAAGTGTCCAGATAGAACCATATCAAATCTATCAAAGATTTTCTTATCTAGTCCAGCATGACAAACATTACCTCTATCCATCTCAAAGCCAGAAATTTCAAAGTGCCCGAACACAATTTCCGACTTGGTGTCTTGCAAAAACTGAAGTGAATTTTCGTAGTTGGATGAGTTGATCCATGGCATTAATGTGATTGGAAGACCATCATAGGTTCTTTCAACAGGATCAATAAACACATTGATGTTATCATACCTATCAAACAATTCATGCATGGCATTAATTTCGTTTGTGTTCTTGTATGTCACATCATGGTTACCAACGATAACATCCATCTTGATGTTTTCTTTTTCAAGCACATCAAAGAATCGTTTGCGCCATGAATTCAAAATGACATAGTTGATAAATTTGCGTCTATCAACCACATCACCAAGATGCACAATCTGAGTTATGTTATTCTCTTTTAGGTATGGAAAGAATGTACCTTCCCAGAATTTAAAAAAGAACTCATTGAACAATAAACTATCACCACGTGCGCCAGCATGTGTATCATTAATTAAAGCAATCTTCATAGTGTACTTTTATTAGCCACTCTCTTACGTAATTCGGTTGTTGAAAAACTATGTCTGCGTTGATTGTAGAAAACTTTAATTGCTCGTTCTTCACAAATTTGTTTACCTGTGAAATCTTTATCTTTGTATTCTTCACCAATAATTCGTATTGTGATTGGTAAGAACATCAACATGTCTTCAAGGTCTTTCTCTGTTTGGTACACAATAATTTCATCTACAAATTTAACAGCCGAAAGCTGGACATATCGTTCAACAATAGACTGAACTGGTTTGTTTTTAGATTCTGGTCTATCAATTGATGGATCCATCTGTAATGCAACAATTAGGTAATCACATATTGATTTTGCTTCGGCCAGCATCAAAATGTGACCAGCATGAAGCAAGTCAAAAGTGGAACAAGTAAAACCAACAGGCTTACCAATCATATTATCAGGCAACACTAGCATCATTATACTCCATAAATTAAAGTTTGTCGGGTAATTGTTCGTCTAAAACTGTTTCTTCTAGGAATTTATCCAAGACTTTTAGTTTAGTTTTCTTCTTTTCATTCTTCTTTGCCTCAAATGTTTGAATGAATTCGGAAAGATTGTCATACAAGACAAACTGTTTCATGTTACCTTCCGAATCTTCATACATTTCACCTTCATCAAGAAGACCAAACTGTTCGGTAGCTTTATACTTAACATACAGTTGTTTCTTCTCTTTTTGAATGCGCCTCAGAAAAGCAAAGTATATGATTTGGGTAAAGTATGCGAATGGATTGGAAGACTTGATTGGATCAAAGTTCCGAAAATACATAATGCAATTCTCAATACCATCACATACCATTTCTTCTCGGAAAGAATACGATATAAAGTTTGGTTTGCGAGATAGATGGTTAGCAATTTTTAGGAAGCATTCGCCGATATAGTTTGGTACTATAGGATCATCCTTGCCCTCAGCTTTGGCTTCATCACATGCCGTTTTATAGTCTATCAATGCCTTCAAAAAATCGGCATTGTTAACATAGTGTTTTTGTTTCATCATTATTTCCTAAAATAACACTTGACAGACGCCAGTGTCGTGCGTATAATACACCCTGTGGGGTCTGCAATTAATGTAATAAGTTCTTCTTTATGTGTTTGATTGAATCTTGTATCTGCTCAAACTCATCATCGTCACCCTCACCATCATCTTCTTCATACTCATCATCAGATTCTGTAAGCAATGCTTCATCAATAGCATCTGCATTCATCTTAATCATTTCATTACTATCTTCTACAGCACTCAGGTAGTAATCAACAAGAGACTTCTTAGGTTCAATTATGGTAAGAACGCTTGTCTCATATAACTTAGCTGTATTCTCTCCAATCAATTCTAAAGGCAACCATGGTGCCATCATCACCATAGATTTACCAGAACTGATTCTCTTAAAGAACAAACTCATAGGACTGTTCATTACAACCATTTTGCTTTCATCTATATGATACGAGGCTATGATATCTTCGCCATCTTGTAATCTTAGAATTTTTATTTCGTTATGCATTTTTTAACTCTATGTTGTAAAACTTGTAGGTGAACTTTTCTTCTTCGTATATTTTAACACGTTCAACAAAATGTTTCAAGGTAAAATTGGTAAACTTGCCTATTCTAAAATCGTCTGAGATATCAAATAAGACTGCTGATTCTTTGTTGTCGCCTTTTCGTAATCCACGACCAATGGACTGCAAATTGCGAATGCGAGATTTAGATGGAGAAGCAAAGATGACATTGTGTAGGTTGCGAATGTTAATCCCAGTACTAAAAGTGCCATAAGATGCCACAATAATAGCATCGCTTTCTCCTTCTGTAATAGCACGAATTGATTCTCTGACTTCAACATCTGTATCTCCGTAAACAAAAAATACTTTACGATTTCCCTTTTCAGCATCTATCAACTTAAACAATTCTTTACCGTGTTTCTCAACCAATTGAAAGAGAACTAGAGAGTTTCCTTTTAATGACAAAACTAGATTTTTAATAAATGCATTTCTTTGTGCATTCATAACTATGTATTCTATCTCGGATTGATAGTCCCAAGACCTAGCTTGTTTACACGCTTCTTCTGGATGTTTGAGTATTAGACATTTTATTTTGAAATCTGCAAGTTGTTTGTTGTCAATCAATTCTTTGGTAGTTATTACTTTTAATACAGCACCAAACAAACCCTCAAGAACAAGTTTGTGTGTTTGTGTGCCATCAAGAGTACCAGTACAACCTATACGATACTTCGTTTCTGTAAGACCACTCATAATTGTAGCCAACGACTTAGCTTTAAATTGATGCGCTTCATCACCAAGAACAAAATCAAATTGTTCAAAGTATTCTGGTTCACGATTGTAGATAGATTGCCAGGTAGTAATAGTTAAAAACTTATCTATGTTTCTATCTTTACCTGCGTATTGTTTGTGGCAGTTTGTTTCAGAATCATATCCGTATGATTTGAAATCTGAATACATCTGTTCTACCAAAGATGTTGTTGGTACAATCAACAAACCTTTCTTAAGGTCTTCATCTTGTATCTTGCGGAGAATCAAATAAAGAATGAGAGATTTGCCAGATGCTGTTGGTGAAAGTAGTAGTGAGCGTTTGTTTCTTATCGCATGAACAAAAGAAGATAGTTGATAATCTCTTGGTACAATAGGTAAGTTTAGTGTTGAGATAAACTGTTCAGCTTCTTTAACTGAAAAATTGTTTGTTAAGTTAACTTCTGGATAATAATATACTTTGTAGTTTCTATCATCACAAAACTTTTGTATGTATGGTATCAAACCATAGTACATAGAGTAAGTTCTTAAATCAAGAAGGCGTATCTTTCCATCCCATAACCTATTCTTGTATGCTGGTGTAAATTGATATCCAGGAACATGAAATGTAAAATGGTCAGATATTTCTTGAGCGAGGCTTTTTTCACACTCTAACTTTATATAAGCCTCATTGACTTTACTAATAATTAAATCAGACACCCTGTACGAACCGTTCCCAATCAATAAATGATTTAAGTTGAAATGTTCTACTATGTAGTTCTTTCAAAATCAACTCACAGCAACTGACGATTTCTTCATGCATCATTCTAGATGCAATAAATTTATTCAAGTCTTCATCTGCTTCCATGTATGTGGTAATTTCAGACTTGATAGTGAATGGAAATGGTGCCCAACCATACTTTCTCAAATCATCATCGCCCATCTTACCTGTATAGTATTCCCATTTAATTTTCTTCATCCGGGAATATTTGAAGTCAGCATCTTTACAAAGCAACTTATGGTGTGATAGAATGTTCAGATACTTGCTGTGAAGCTGTGGTATATCAATTAGTGCTTTACCAGGCTCTGTTCTATCAATTTTGGAATCTTTATTCCACTCATTCATTAATTCTTCAAGTTTAGTCATTACAATTCCTCCTTGTAGGAGTATACATCAATTAAAACATTTTGTCAATAGTGTAGTAGGTATATCTGAAAGATGCATCAGATGTTAGAATATTTTCTGGTGTATCTTGTGAGGCTAACATAAATGATGCTAGAGATGTTGGAAATACATCTACAAACTTAAATCTGTATAGTGGTGTAAATGCAGATGAGTATATGGTAAGTGTTGCATCAGAAAATTGTGGTGTCTTTGGATTACCAAAATTTTTAGATAGTCTAGGCAATTCACGATATTGTTCAAAGTCTTCTGGAAATGTCATAGCACGAATCCAATCGTGTATCTCAATCCATGAACGCATTTCTTCATCAATAGCAAATGTAACGTTAAGTAAATCATAGATTGCTTTTTCACCAGGAGAATATTTCTCTACGAATGGTGTAGACACTGGTACTTCTCCCATAGAGATACCAGGTACTGATACCGCTTGACAGAAATACTGAATGTTTGGCACCCGTGAGAAAGTTAATTGAAACTTATTTGGGTGTAAAAAATTCTGATTTAGTGGAGTGCTTGATGTTGGTGTAGTTGCCATACGTATATTTATAAACGAAAAAAGGGGAACATTTCTGTTCCCCTTTAAAGTGCCTCTCTTAATGGAGGCTTAGATTACATAATGTTCGTAATCTTGAATGCACGGTAGTACAAGTTGCTTGTCTGTGTCAAAGCACCTTGACCTTGGGTTGCACCTTCAGCAAATGGATTAGCAACTAGACCGTAACGGGTCTTGAAGCCAATTTTTGGCTGGAAGGTTGTAGTATCAACCGCACGAACCATTTGTAGAGGAACGTATGGGCAATAGAACAAACCAGCATCATAAGCGTTAGAACCTTTGAAGCCCATAACTGCAAACTCAGAAGTAGAGTTAGCGCCGAAATATGGATCAATATACACTTTGATACGACCGAACAATGTACCAGCAAAAGTATTACCGGTGTCATCAACTGTTAAGCTAACTTGACCTTGTAGTGCTGATGAATAGTCTAGGATGCCAGCCATTGCAAGAGCAGAAGCTACATCAGAAGAACAAATCATCACGTTACCTTTACCACGACGGGTTGTCTTAGCAATGGTGTTAGCTTCACGTTCCAATTGGAATGCCAAGCCTTTAACTTTTTCAACCATCCAACGACCGTTAGAATCGGTGTCAAGGTCAAAAGTACCAACTGTGGTTGTACCAACTTTACAGCCAACTTTAGCAACTGTATAGATTGTGCGTAGAACTTCACGGTTGATTTCAGCAAGAATCTCAGAAGAAAGAATGTTGCTCAATTCGGTTTCTGCGTCAAGACCATGAACTGCTTTCAAGTCTTGTGCAAGTTCCATTGAGTATTCTGCTTTCAACTGACGAGTACGTGCAGTAACGGTAACTTTCTCAATTGAGAAGCCCATTTCTTGTAGTGCGTCACCTTCACCAGATGCAGTGGTCAAACCAGTAGAAGTGTTAGCATCAAACACGCCATATGGACGGTCAGATGTAGCAGACTTCATTGCAAAGGTTTGTTGTGCAAGAGATGCACCAGCAGCCGAGAAGTTTGTATTAGCTTCGTTGTAGAAGGCTTCATTTGTACCTGATGGCTGAGTGTTGGTACCATAGATTGAACGCATTGCGAAAATCATACCTGTTGGGCCAGTCATAGGCTGAACACCGCAGATATCATAAGCAATTAGGTTAGGCAATGAACGGCGAACCAAGCTGATAAGGATTGGGTCAAAACCGGCAACAGCACCAGTTGCTAGAGCACCGCTACCGAAACCACCAGTACCAGCAGAGTTTGTTGGTGCGGCTTCGTTAAGCATGCCAGATTCTTTAGCCATAGCTTGTACTTGGTTCTCAAGTACCAATGCTGTAACAGCACGTTTGTATGGATCAGAAATTTTTGGTAGGTCGCTGTGTTCTAGAACAGGCGCCCATTTTTTTTGTAGGTCTTCGGAAAGATACATTTAGAGTTCTCCTTGGGTTTTAATTAAAATCGGGTTGTTTTTGAAATTGATTGAACAATAGAGTTAACGAATGCATCGGAAGAAATAGCTTGTTTCTTATCTTCAACAACGTCATTCACTTGTTCGTGAAGTTGGGCTTCATCAGCCTTCTTTACACCAGAAGGGAAATAGTTTTCACGAATTGTCTCAAGTTTCTGTTTGTATTCTTCCTCTGTGGAGAACTCTACACTCTCTGCAAGTGCTTTGATTTTTTCAACTTGAGTGTCGGTTAAACCTTCACATACTTCACGGGTAACTTCTACTTTGTGAGCTTCGGTAAGTTCTTTACGGTACTGTACTGAACGCTCAACTTCCTCGTTTAACTTGCCTTCCAATTCATCAATCTTGGTAGCCATTTCGTCAACGAGGTCAACTTTCTCTGCAGGAACATCAATGTAGTGTTCTGCGAATAGGTTACGGAGACCAGAGATGAAATCTTCTGTCAATTCAGCACGAATGCCTTTTTCAATTGCGATTTCATTGTCTGCCATCCACTGCTCAACCACATAAGCAATATAGTCATTTACTTTTTCGGTCAAGTCTTCTTTAACTGCTTCAACTGCTTCTTCTAGCATAGATGCGTAGCGAGATTCAGTTTCTTCTTCAATTTGTTTAACTCGGTCAAGGACACGGGCTTCAAAAATTGTAGTAACTTTTTGTTTGAATTCTTCTGAGATTGTGTTGTCATCAGCAAACAATGCGTTGATATCTTCGGAAAGATTTAGTTCAACTTCTTCAACTTGTTCTTCTGAAACAACTTCACCCTCAACTTCTACTTCTTCTTGTTTAGCAGAAGCCGCAGAAGGCTTGGTCGCAGGTGCTGTAGCACTCTTTGATGCGGGAGTAATTTTGTGCGAGTCATCGTCTTGCTTGGCATTCATTGGGGTTGGGCCGCCAGCATCAACTTGTTCGCCAGGTAGCTTTTCTGGAGGCATAGCATTCTTACCCTTGCCTGATGCAAGAATCTCAGCAGCCGCCTCAAAAAGTTTATTTGTAGCCATTAGGAATCTCCTTTTGTGTATATTTATTTATAATAATTAAAGTTTTGATAGAAAATTTTCAAAGAGGCGAATAGCCACTTTTTCAACATCTTTTCTTGGGGCTCTTTGAATTGCTTGTTTTGTTCTGTCTATATCAACCTCAACAAAACGTCCTTCAACAAATAACCATTCTTTGTTTTCCATGATGCCGTTTACGAATGCACCTGGTGCTGAAGGATCAGCAACAATATCTGCGGCCGTAGCCAAACGAAAATCACCACCAACAATGTTAATTCCGTCTTCACCAGGAATCAAAGAACCCATGCCTCTTGAGGAAACACCTAGACTAACTCCAGAATCAATAAAATTCTTTACAATGTTGCCGTATGGTGTCTCAAGAATTTGTGCTTTACCAATAAAAACATTACCATTTTCTTTAAGAGAGATGATTTTGTGTGAGACACGTTCCAAATTTAATGTTGGTGTATCTGGATGACCTAATTCTCCCAAAGCACGATTTGTCATAATGTACTCTTGGTTATATCTACCAACTTCTTCTCGTAGTGTATCCATCTTGTACATTCTACGATTCTTGTTAGCTTGTTCTCCAACTAGAAAGACTCCTTCAATAAAAAGGTTTTTCTTTCCGTTTTCTTTTACTTCAGTAATATACTGAACGTCTTCAATAGTTTCTGTAATTAATTTCATTTTATGTTCTATCCAAATCTGTTGAATACGTTGCAGTTTTAGACACTTCCAAGAAAACAGTACCGCTAGTTGCGATGGTAACTGTAACATTACCTGTATTAGTGTTGGCTAAACTAGTGCCCAATTCATCAAGATTTATCTGCCCACTGTTAAATAATGTGGCTAAAGTTATCAACGTATTACTTGCTCCATGTCTGCCAACAGATATACTACCGCCTGTTGACCAAGCAATACGTTTAATATTTGCAGACAGAACAGTTTCTAAAGCAGTATTTGTTGATAATTGACTTACATTAACATTTACTGTTGAAGGACCTTCTACCCTAATAATACTTGAGCTTCTTAGTTGGTTTGTTATTTCAAATGCCATTTTATTTTATTCCCATTGAAGTGCGGCGGCGCAAAGACATTTTTCTTTTCAGTAATGTTCTATTCAACTTTGCTCTGCCTTTAGTTTTCCAATATCTCTTTAACTTTCTTGACTTTTGAATTCTTGCCATTGCAGGAATTCTTTTAACTGTATTACCAGAAATTCTAAATCCTTTTATTGCTGAACGTCTTACATTGCGTTGAACAATAATTCTACCCTTTGCGTTGCGTCTAATTCTACGGCGAATCTTTTGAATTCTACCCATACGTTGAATGTTTGCTTCATCAATTACTTCAACTTCTTCATATATATCGGCTGCAACGGTACGCTTTATTTCTTCTAATCTTTTAGAAGCAACTTCATTCAAGCGAGTAAAAAGTTCTTCTTTCGCTTCTACAAGTTTACCTTCAAAAATTAAATCAATTAATTTCATTTAGCTTTACTAAACGCAAAGTCTGATGCTTTAGAAAAATGTGCTGGTGACTTATGTACCATATCAGCAAACTTCTTTTTGTTTTCGTCATTTAATGCTTTATGCACTTGTGTCAAAGCTGATGCTGTAAAGTGGTCAACTTTACGTGTTTCGCCAGTTGCAAACTTTACAGACTGCGCTGAATTACCAGCAACAATCTTGTGTAGAGTATCCATAACTGCTTCTTCAATTTGCTCAACTTCTTCGGACTGAATATCACCAGTGCCGGTTATTGAAAATGGAATAGCAAAATCTCTATTCAATTTTTGATTATGGTATGTTGCAACTCTAACATTACCAGGATACAAACGCACCGCTGTTCTTTTTAGAAGTAATACAAATGGAGGCTCATTACGAAGATCCTCACCAATCATTTCTATTTCTTCTTTAATGTTATCTGCTGGTAATGTATTCAAAGCATCACCAACTTTAACTCTGTGTGCTTTTACTTTTCTACCAGTAATGTCAAGTTTGAAATCTGATGTATCCAACAAACCTTCTGATACTGCTTTACGTGCAGTGCGATACATCTGTGGATTATTCGTAATCATATCTACCATTTTGGTAAACATGTTTTGAATGATAGCACGGTCAGCTGGAGAAAAGTTTGGTTTCTCATCTGACATTTTACCAAGAATTTGGTGTAGTCTTTGAAGTTGTGCTTTGTTAGCCAAGCCTGCACGAACGAGTGCATCAAACTTTGTAAAGTCTTGCTTTTCTTCTTCAACGACAGTTTTAAATTCTTGTAAAGACTTCATTGTTCTTCTTGCGTTTCTACTTCTTGTTCTCTACCATTAAATAGTGTTGAACCAATTTCTTGTTTCTTTGCATCTAATGCTTCAAATGCTTTTGCAGAAATCAATTCTTCTAAAGCGGTCTTAGCTTCGGCACCTTCACCAGCGCCAAGCAAATCTATAAATTGTCTTGTGTCCATAATTACTCCTTTATTACCTATTTATAACTCTTCCGAATCTCTTTACAACACTATCTAATTCTGGTGTTGAAGATTCTTCTGAGCCTGTTTCTGTCACGTTATCTTCTGGCGCAAATTGTTCTGGTGTAGCTTGGTCTTGTTGTTGCATATCTTGTTGCATTGGTTGACCATCTGGACCAAGTTGTTGTTTTTCTGGCTCAGAATCAATTTGCTTTTGCATTTCTTCTACTTCATCATCAGTCAAATGCAATACATTTTTCTTTACCCACTCTTGTGAGTAATAACGACCAACATATGGATCAATTTGTCCGAGTGTTTGTAATCTTTGTGATAGCAATTCGGCATCACGCAATTCTGTGAAGTTATTATCTTTTCTATAGTCATAGAAAACATCTTCTCTAAATGTTTCCCATTCTTCCTGTGAACAAATACCTTTTAATGATAGTTGTATCTTAAGCGCATGGTCAAATATTTGAGAAAATTTGTTTCGTAGTTTAACAACAAACTTATTAAATTTTAATTCATCACGGGTAACTTCGGTTGATCTACCAATACCAACCATACCACCACCTTGTGGCTCAAGTCTTGAGTATGGAACATTCAATGACTGTAATAGTTTCTTTTGAAAGTATTGTACGTCTTCCATTTGACCAAGATTTTGACCAGCTGGCAATGTAGTAATCTCTGTACCTTTACCACCTTCACGGCGAGGTAACCAGAAGTCTTCAAGCATAGACATGTGTTTACGGTCATCACGCAATTCGCCAGTGTTAGCATCATAAACAACTTTGTTTTTATACTTAACCATAACATCACGTAAGTATTGTTCAGCTTTACCCTTTGGTAAATTACCTACGTCAATGTAAAATACTCTACGCTCTGGTGCTCTTGAAACACGATAGATAACAATCGCATCTTCAATCATACGTAATTGATTGAGTGGCTTAATTGCTTTGTGTAGATAAGAAATAACGAATGTGTTCTTTGCATCCATCATTCCAGAATTAACATTTACAATTGCATCTGGCGCAATTCTTAGTCCAGAATTAACGCTTGCTGTATAATTTTGTGCAGTTGTGCCTTTGTCGTTGTAGACATAGTATTCAGCCATTGATTTGATAATGTCTGCACCCGTTTTTAAATCACGACCCTTTTGCACTTCACGCACTTTGCGGATTTTGCGTGGATCAATGTATCGTAACTCTTGAATACCTTCTTTAGGATTAGATTCGTTTACGATAATATGGAAATAAATTCTTCCATCAATATACCAACGACGGAAGATATCATCTGCTAAGTTTGAGAAGTTTAACATTGATAAAACATTATCAAATTCTTCTCTGATTTTTTTCTTAATTGATTCTGGTTGCTTCAAATCGTCAAGAACGATATCAACAACTTTACCTTTATCATCGTGACTGATTGCTTCATCTACAATCTCAGTAATTGCCATATCACACTCTGGGTGATTGGACATTTCACGATAGCGAGTAATTAATTCTAGTTCGTTGCGAACTGCGCCTTCTAAGTCAACATATGTACCATAGTGTGCATTCTGGGTAATCGTAACTGCGCCATCATCCAATGCTTCCGTCGGAAGGGCGAACGAAGCCTGTTCAGGTTTTTCTTTCTGAACAATATCTTTTTCACCGAGTGTGAAGCCGAATAGTTTTATAGCCACTTTGATTTTCCTTTACATTATAAAAAAGAGGAGAGCCTGGGCTCCCCCCTTACTTAGACTACTAGGTCCTCTACTGATTCCCACCATTGATAGGTAAGATTTACAGTAAATTCTTCAATTGTATCATTAGCACTCCAGTCAACATCAATTGATGACAAGTCGGTTGGGAATACACCAATGAACTTGTACTTCTTCAAAATGGAACCAGCTTTACCATACTGACGAACTTCTCCGTCTGTTGTATAGCCTAGTTGAGTAGCAGCCGCTGGATTACGAACGTTTAGATTGTGGCTGTTAATGCCATTCATCCAACGTTCAAATGCATTACGAATGACAAAATCCTCGTCATTGATAATTGTAATAGACCAATCTTGAAAGGATCTATTTCCCGCAAACTTTAATTCACGACCAAAGTATTGAACTGGCACAGTACCGATTGTTGAACCAGGTAGTTGAGCAGTCTTGCACATAAAACTTAATTTAGTTTGTGCAGTTCCTGGCAATGAGAATGCTGGGAATGGAAGCGTTACCTCAAATAAATTTGGGCGTGCTCCATCTCCCTGCATCTGAGAGCGGAATTCGTTAATGTTAAATGCCATTTAAGTTTCTCCTATCTCTCTATTTATTAAACTCTTCCAACAATTTCTTCAAATGCTACACCAGTGCGAACAGCGGTAAAATTCAATTGAATGAAGTTGATAGAACGAGCGGGTTTGATGTAAATATCGCCAACAAATTGATTCTGGTCAATAACTTCTGCTGTATTATTTGTAGTATCAGCAACAACACGGTAATCATAGATGCCGCGGCGACCTTGTACATCACGCAAGAATGGTTCTACAATATTAACAAAAGCGGCTCTTGTAAATTCGTCATTGAATTCAAACAATGAAGAACGGGCTGCCTTAGCAATAGATTTTTCTAGAACGATAAACAAGCGGCGAACGTTGATTCTATCAAATGCACTTGGGCGATTCAATAGAGTTTTGTCTCCGTATAGTATTGTGCCTTCGCCTGGGAATGTAACAACTGAATTTACACCAGCTTTGTACAATTCATCACGTTGAGCCTTAGTTGGGTTCCAAGCAAGTCTAACAACGTTCTTGATAACACCACGATTTAGACCAGCTGGTGAGAACCATGGATCACGCTCATTATCAGTACGAACACATAGACCAGCAATATCGCCGTTCAATGGTACCCAACGATATACATCGTTGTACTTGTCATATTGATACTTGTAGCCAGAATCCATAACTGCGTATGAAGACTTGGTATATGTACCTGCTGTGGCAATTACTGTTGTAGATACTGAACCAGAATTGTTTACAACATCGTCTTGTTCAGGCGAAACAAATACCATACAATCTTTGCGTGTTTCAGCCAGTGCGATTAGATGGTTTGGCGTATTTGAGCCAATTGTAGCACCTGCCATCAATAGAGAAACATCTACCGCATCAGGATTTGCAAATTTGTCATATGCCGTGTTTATGTTAGCTGCGGTTGGTGTATCATCAACACCGCCGGAAAAATCTGTTGCAACCGCAGTAGATATAACATTATATGAAACTGCACCAGTTGCAGCCGTGCCCCAGTTTGAATTTGTGTTGGCGGCATGACCTCCCCACCAAATGTATTTGGATCTAGAGTTTAAAACGTCTTTATAATAATTGCTTGAGCCATCTGAATTCTTAGCATCGCTTGCTTTAGAAACATAACCCCATTTTTCAAGAATTGTGTTGGCAGTACCAGAAATTTTACCAGTTTTATCAATAACAATAATGTGTAATTCATCATTTGTTGAACCACGTTGAGAGGCATACGTTGAAGTTGCTGGTGCAGAATCAAATTCTGCTTTATATGAATTCCAACCTGTGTATGAAGAACTGTCCGCCATTTCAACACGAATAGAATTACCTAATTCGCCCGCCCACTTAGCGTGGAATGCAATACTGCTGTTTGCAGAATGATTTTGTTGGTAGTCTGTTTCATTTTCAATCAATACTGTGTTTGCTGTATTTGAAGATGCATTTTTAGCGCCTGCTCCAACAGCACGTACAATTCTTAAGTCGCTTCCATATGATAGGAAGTTGGCTGCGGTAAAGAATGTCTGGAATGTATTTGCGTCTGGTTTGCCGAATCTATCTACAAGTTGCGTTTCGTTGCTAATGATAGTAATTTCATTAGCTGGACCCCATGTAAAAGCGCCGGCTAAACCACCAATCGTAGTTGCAACAGAAGGAACAACTGTTGTCAAATCTACTTCGGAGATATTAACTCCTGGTGATAATTGGAAAGCCATTTTGTGTTCTCCTTTTTTTTATTATAGAACTAAATCGTATTATCTATTTATGTTTTTATAAAGTTGACGATATATAACCCTTGCGCTTTGCTGCCGTCCAAAGGTCTTCTCCGTCAAAATGTTTTTCTTCTTCTAAGCCGTCATCCAAAATACCTATTGGTAACATTTCTTCTTCCATTTGAAGGTGTCGTTCTTCCAAAAGTCTTTGTCTAACATCGGAATTTGTTATTTCCTTGAAGAAACTTTGTGCTGTCAACCATGAAAAAAGTACCAAAGTCATCACAATATCATCATTGTTGCCCTCTTCGGCTTTATAAGAATCTTTATCTCTTACAAAGGTATTTAGCTCCGCGATGGTGTCAAAGTCTGTAGTGGTAAGTTTGTCAGTTTCTATCAACGTTTTCAGATTGGAACAGCCAATCTTTTTGACTGTCTTGGATGTTTTAACACCATAGGCTGCACCTTTCTTGAAACCACTGGCAATATGTTGACCCTTAATGTCGTGGCTTTCAATACGAAAGATGTTTTCATACTCCAAATCATAATGTAAAATGTCAACCACTTGTTGCCCAACGCTATTAGTTTCTACCAATATCCAAGCACGATTGTATCTGTTAGCAAGATTATAAACATATGTTGGAAAGATGAAAGCTGATAGTTTATTATCCCTAAACTTAGCTACATGTTTGTATGGTATTTCGGTAACGTCAATAATTGAGCATACCGAATAGTCTAGTCCAACACCTTCCGCACAATCCACAATAGCCATGTAAGTATGACCCGGTTTTGGTGCTTCGTAAATATCTAAGTATTCTTCTTTCTCTGCTGGATTATTAAACGCAAGCATCTTTAGTTTAGCACCAGGAATCAATGTAGCAGAAGAACCAATGAACTCGGTTTCAAACTCCTGCCTAAACTGTTCTTCACTGGTGTTTCTAATCGTTTCTTCACGCCAGGTTGCATCTCTTCCTGGCACCATAGACCAATGAACTTCAAATGGCACATATAATGAACGCTGTTCAACGGCATCTGTCCACATTTTGTAAAACTGATTCAATCCATGTGGCGTTGAAACGATAATAACTTTTGTGGTTTTACCAGACGAGATTACCGGATAAGTGGAAGTAAAGAATTCGGCTGCAATGTTTTGTGGAACGAAAGCAAACTCATCCAAGAATACTAAATTGTATGTTCCTCCACGAACACCAGATGCATTTGTTGCGTAAGCTGAAATCTCAGAACCATTCTCAAGAACGATGTTTCCTTTGTTCCATTCCATAATGCCTTGTTGCATCCACAATGGAAGATATTCATAGGAGTATTTGATGCGACCAAGAATGTCACGGGCTAAGTCGCCTTTGTTTGCTAAAATTGCAATCTTGTAGTCATCCGAAAACAAAACAGCCCAAAGCATATAACCTGCTGTTGTGGTTGTTTTACCAACTTGTCGTGGCATCTTAGCAATAGAGAAACGATTGCTGTGGAAACCACGAACCATCTCCTCTTGAAAGTTCCACATATCAAAAGGAATTAAACCCAAGTCTACGTTAACAATCTTTACATAATTTTTAATGAAGTAGACTGGATCTTTAATGCACCGAGTAATCTCAATCAGCTGGTCATTGGTATACTCTACTTGTACGCCAGACCGCTTTAACTTTGGATTACCTAAATAACCACCGATTGACATTATTTAATAATACTTCTTAACATCCATGCTTTCTTTTGGTGAGCACCCAAAAGGTCTTGCAAGAAGTTACCGATTGCTGGCTCATCGGCTTGTTCGGCTGCAACAATACCAGCACGGAGATGTATAATGAATCTATCGTTATCACGCTTCAATTCAGTCATCATAGCAAGTGCCATAGGAATGTTTTGTGATTCTTCTAAGTCAGCTAATTCCAACATTCTTTCTAATGATCCTGGAGCATAACTATCTAATTGACGGATGTGTTCCGCAATAGGGTCGTTTTGATTGAAAACTTCGGTGTAGAATCCATTGAGAAAATCGTGATATTGTGGAAAATTAGCCCCCTCAATATTCCAATGGAAGCCATGCGATTTTAGATACAGAGCAAAATTGGTACCCAAGATTACTTTTAGTTGTTGAATTAGTTGTTCCATTTTATCCTACTTGTTTAATTTGTTTAATTAAATCTCTTGTTGAGCCTACAAATACCGCTTTGTCTACATTCACTACAGTGTGTTCTTTAACTGGTGACAAATCTCTTTTTCTCTTTTGCAACTCAAGTAAATCTTTATTAATGTCAGACATATTTTTAATTAGCGTGGCTGCAACTTCATATGCTCTTGGATGATCCGTTGCTTTTGCTACCATAAGAATATTGTCTACAGCAACTCTACCTTTTTCTGCTAACTCACGAATATTATTTCTTGCAAATTCAAAATCCGAATCCACATCTGTTGGAACAATTTCAACTATAGAAGATTCGTCTTCTGCTAGTGGTTGAACTCCAAAGATGTTGGATAGATTTTCATTAGTTTTCAATCTACACCTTGCCCTTTGATATACCAAGTATTTCCACTAACATACAATAGTGTAGCCCAACCACGAGGATACACATTTGCATATCCTCTTACTGTAGAATTGTTAGCAACATAAAGAGTAACATCATTTGAGGTTGCAACATTAATTTTTCCAGTGCCATTAAGAACAATATCAATTACTGTGCCCGTTGGCCATGCAACAACGCCAGCGTTTGGAATTGTAATTGTTTGAATTTGTGTATTTGTGCTATAGATATGTTTTCCACGATCTGTCAACTGCAATGTGTAATCTTGTATTTGAATATTTTGTGATATATTCAATGCAGTATTAGCGGCTGTGTATGCACTATTAGCTTGATTGAATGCATTGTTAATATTATTAGTTAATATAATAACACTTGCTCCAACATTGGCTGCCCTCGCCGCAATTTCTACGCCTACGTTTGCTTGTCCAGCTAAAGCGGCCGCACCAGTATTAGCTTGATATCCGGAAGTTACAGCGATAATACTAGCACCTACGTTTGCTTGTCCAGAGGCTACATCAGCAATTCTGCCAGCTCCTACGTTTGCTTGTCCAGCTAAAGCGGCTGCACCAGTATTAGCTTGATAGGCTGATGTTACCGTAATAAGACCTGCGCCTACGTTTGCCAGTGAAGCAACATCAGTAGCAAATGTTGAATCAAGATGTGTTGTTAATGATAACAGTGATATAGTGTTTGATGTTCCGCTTGCTGTGTTGGAAATTCCAAATATAACATTTGCTGGTATATTTCCAACACCAGAGATAGCGGTTAATTGAGATAGCTTTTTTGCCATTTAGACTTCCTATTTTAAGTCAAAGTACTTGGAAATTCTGTAATCGTTTCTGTGAATCCAAAATCTTCATCCGAGTTTGCTGATACTGGATCTGGTACAGTTACAATTGCAACTGTTTTTAATGGATTCAAATCTACGGTATTTATTGTATATGTAGCATTAGAATAATCACCAACAATTACATCATCTTCTTCAAGCAAATCATTTAAGTCCGACACAACTAATGTGCCACCGCTATTATTTGCAAAGTATACAACAGTTCCTGTTTTGTTTTTGGATGAACTTCTAACAACTTCGCCCGTAACTAAAACACCAGAACCATTAGCATAATCAACGTATACTTTTTGTGATAGGGTGCTTCTTGAATCTGTGTAGATATTTGTATTTGCTTGTTCAATTAAACCAACTGTGCTTACTGGTGGGAAGATATATCCTTTTACTGTAAAAGATAAGTTCCAAATTATAAGTCTAGTCGTAGACATGTCGCCTTCATACTCTGTTTGTGGTGTCACAGAATTAAGAATAACTGGCATATCATATTTTCTACCTAATGAAGGTATTAAATCCACAGTCACAGTAAAGTCTGGTGTGAAGTATGGCAATATCTGTTCAAGAATTTGTGTACCATCTTCTGTATTCCTAACATAGATAGCTAACTCAAATTCAAAGTTGTATGGTATTGGTGCATACTGTGATGATACTGCACCTGTTGTAGCATTCGTGGAATAGTTTCTGTTTATAGTATTAAATTTTCTGGATGAATCATATTCTAATCCAACCAAATCAAAAGAAATTCTGGGTACATATGTCGCAATGGATTTTGTTAGTGTTGGATCAGATACTAGTCGTGTAACATATTTTTCTTTAGCACCATAAGAAAGAGGAACACGCATTCTCTCATGCTCAATTGTTCCAGCTTTATTGTATCTTACCAATAACAAGTCATTGAATAGTGTGCCAAAAGCAACTACTACTTTACGAATTGTTCTATTGTAAAAATGAGAATTATTTAACATCAGGCTTCACCAAAAGGATTGTGTTCTGTGAAATCTAATATTCCATCAGATTCAGTTTCTATTCTAACATTGTCTGCGATATCTTCAAATAAGTTATTACCAACTTGTGAGTCATCATTGTAAGATAATGCGCTTCTCAATGCATTACTTGTGTTGCCGCGAACATTACCTGTAGCAAAAGAACCTTGCACACGAATAATGTTAACCGATGAGTGTGCGCTATAAGAATGAACAATAGCTTGTGCGTTTGCTGTTGCTAATGAAGAACCTTGATATATGATTTCTCCAGGAACAAAAGAACCAGTACTTGCTGGAAATACTGTTGTGTTTGCTAGAGGTAAAGTTGCACGTTTGTAACTATCAAATATCTGGTCATCAATTTCATCAACACCAGTGGAAATAATTTCTTCACTAAAGACAAATTGTTTTAGTTTCAATGCATACACATAGACATTGCCACCACGACCACGACCTAGTGTGTAGAACATTGCTTGATTATTTTCATGTTCTACAAACGATATCTCAAAGAAGTTTTTCAATAGAGGAATGTAGACTAAATCGCCTTCTCTTGGTCTAGTCAAAGTTGTGCCCATGGAAGCAAATCTTCTCCGTGACATTAGTAGAGTTACCTCATCCCTAATCTCTAAGCCAAACTTTGATATGAAATCGCCTTCGCCATCCATTCCACTAACATTTTCCAGATACATTTCAATTCCGTAAGCACTACGAAACTCTTTTAGGGTGTCTTCACCATAGAGCATATCCACTTGGTCTCTTGTCGTTTGTGGTAGATAATAAACATCCATGCCATGAATTTGCATAGCTTCAATCACCAAATCTTCTACCAGCAATTGCTCACTGGTTATTTGGTGTTGTGGAAAATTATTAAAATAGAAGTTCGTAGACATTTTATCCTACAAAGATTTCACTAGGCATACTGCTGATGGTATACATTTCTTCTTCTAGTTTATCCAACTCAGTTTGTGCTTCTTGCATAATTCTTGGACCATCTAGTGTTACACCGCCAGGCATTTGAATGCCAGCAAACTTTGAAAGATTGGTACCCCATTGATATTTAATTTTAGCTGTAGCGTAGTTCTTCAAAAACTTATCATTCCAAACATCCGTAACGCCGGCTTTTGTTGCTGTGTTAGCTGTAATGTTTGTCGTTAAACTACTTGCAATAGTAATACTTGTTGGAGAATTGATTGTACGAATCTGAACTTCTTGACCACTAGATAGTGTGATAATGTCGTTTTCAATAACTTCTTGGTCAAAAATTGTTCCGGTTCCAGTAATAGTATTGCTTGTTGTTGTGCCCGTCAAAGTGCCTGTCAAAGTAACTGTATCTGGGCGCATTGCACGATAGCATTCCACAACAACATACTGACCAACTTGTAAGTCTCTAGACCAATCAATGTCTAAGAAAATTCTATTTTGTTTACGATTAAATCTGAACAATGGTGTACCAGAGAACAACAGATTCAATGTACGAATGTGTTGCATGGTAATTTCATATGAAACATACGACACAGATGTGAAGTCATACAAATCATGCAAACGCAACTGATAGCGCAAGTCAAACATATTGACTGAGGAAGATGACTGGTCAAACGGTATGATTCCAGTAACAAAAATTACTGGATCTGGGCAATAAATCCATCTGCGGTCAATATCAGCTTGAGTGATTTGATGCTTCAGGTACATTTGTTCGCAACCATCAAAATGATAGTCTTCAAAGAATTGTAGTGCATCATCAATTCTGTCTTCAACTTGGTCATCATCCACGTTGATTTGGATTACTGGATGACCCAATCTGCGTAGGCAGTAGTCTTTGAATGTCGCTCTAGTTGTGGGTTTAGCCATTTATAGTTCCCAATAGTTTTATTATCTATTTATACTATCAAGGCACCAGTCTTGGAATCATATTTTTTATTAGGATCAAACCACTTAAATCTTTCCCACCCAGGCTCATTCTCAAGCACTCTTTTGCCTTGAGAATACACACCAATGTGCTCCACAAGATTACTTCCATCTTGATTTTTAAGAATGGCCATCTTCATTTTGTGTTGTTCTCTGAAGTATTTCATTACTGGATACTCAGCCAGATTGCAACCTTCAACTTCTTTCACCGGCTCTTTTGTTACCCAAACTGGATATAATGATGCCATTGTCCAAAAATAGTCATCTCTAACATCATATCGGTACTCTCTAAAGAATTTATCTTCCCATGTGATTGCTGGCTTATTCAATTCAAAGTCGTACCATGGATTTCGTTTTAGATTGACTTGGCAGAAATCTTTATTTTCTTCTAAGAAATCTATCAGATTTTGTATTTTGATTGGCTCACCAAATACTACATCGTCTTCATGGTGCCAGATATAGTCATAGTCTTGCGTAGCTAGATAATTCCATAACTCAGTCCAAGTTGGAGTTAGTCCTTTATTTACCTCATGTAAAACAACTTCATTGAAACCACTTCTTTTAGCCAAATCTATAATAAGATTATCATTCCTATCTTTTGGATAATCGTCTATGAATATACCATATACTTCATGGTCTCCAAAGTCAATATACTTTTGATGTGATTCTAAAGTTGGAATTAAGAATTCTGGTCTGTTTGTGGAAAAGATAACTCTGCATATTTTCATATCAATATTCTGTCGTTATGAAAAATAGTTGAAATAATCTACCATCTTCCTTGTCTTTACCAAAGTAATCTAAAGACATATGATAATTGTTTCCACGATACAACACTAATCTGTTGTAAACATTTCCAACTCTATCAACAAGTTCCCACTTGGTCATGTCTTGTGTGACGCCAGATAAATCTGTGCCATCTTCCATCATACTACCAGTTTTTTTGTATCTGAATATTCCTGTGCCGCCAGATAGTGGAGCATCGGGAGTAAGATATAAAACACCTGCCCAAGTGTTATATGAATCAGCATGAATCCAACTTCTATCCATTGAAGTTGTTAGTTGAAAACTTCCTGTATAGCCATCGTTTGCTTGCCAGTCCGTAACATTTCCAGATACATCTTGGAGTATTTTTTGTATGGTTTCTTTTGTGCTTTCATTGATAAAAGTTTTTGTTCTAGTGCCCGGCCAATTGCCAGTAACATCAAACTCTTGTGCTAAAGCAAACTCTCTCACATCATTTGGATTATTATAGAACTCATCAATCACAATCATATTAGTTTTCATATTATCTCCACTTAGGACCTTCCATCCATACTGCTAATGAATGTCTTGTTCCTTCTGTCACGGGCAATGCGGCATGACTTACGAAAGACGGAAGAAATATTGCAGTGCCTTGCTGGCGTATTTCTTCCTTATCCGGAGAATTTTGTGACAAGTCATACATTTCAAAATCACCGCCTTCATAAGTTGTCGGATCAGTCAACTGGATTACACAAGTAAGTTTTCTGTGGAAGTGTGGATCACCATTCATCCAAAACACATCGTGGTGTCTTTTATATTCGCCTTGATATTCAGATGAATATTCAGCCAATTGCACAAAACTTAATCTAGTTATATGAAAATTGAAGAAGTCGTGATTTGCTTGAATTGCCATTTTCCAAATCTCATCAAAGAGAAATTGGAATTTGGGTTCTTGATGAATAAACCGAATGTCGCTTCTGCGATATTCGTCATCATGTATTTCATTTGAAACACCCATAGATGCTTTTTTAGAAGGTAACTTTAAACCTTCATCTAAAATGAAATCGCATTGCTCTTTAGTAAATCTACTTTTGAAGTAGCACCATTCACCATTCATAATTAGTTAATTACTTTAGATGCTAATGGTCCTTGAGGTTTGTTTTCTAACTGCGCTCTTGCTTGTTGAGAAATAGAATCAATAACTGGTCTGCTAAACTTGTGTGGGATTTCTTCCAAGCCAGCTATAAGAACATTTAACCAACTTGTTTTAACAGTTAGTGTAACTTGTTGTTCTTCTTGTTGTTGTGGTTGCATTGCGTCATTCATGTCAAACTCCTTTATAATGAATTAATAAACTATCTAATATATATCACAGCATTGTTGGTGCTGTATTGGATGCTGGTGCCCAAGGCATCTGCGATTCAGAAACAGGATTTACATGTTGGTCAATTTGTTCTTGAATTTTTCCATTCACATGCGCTTCATAAGAACCAACGACAACATCTTTAATCCATTCAAGGACAACTTCTTCGGTTAGTTCTTCAAATGGAACAAACACATTTCCTTCAGGCATAGTTGTTGATGTGAATGGTGTTGCACCAGAAAATGTTCCTATGTTACCATTTTCATCGGTACCAATTTTTTGCCAGTATGTTTGCACAACTGCGTTTTGATTGGCACCTTCGTTTTTAGTTTTTAGACTGGTGACTTTCCAGGTATATGTAATGGCCACTATTTTCTCCTAAAATGTTGGCGGGTTAATGATTTATTTAGACTCTTGCAAAATAACCTTTAGTTTCTAGATTTGCATTTTCATTCAAATAATCCTCTGAAGTTTTGTCTCCAAGTTTTACAATTTCCGATATTTCTAGTCCTAATTTAGATGCAACATATTCTAAAACAATATCATCATTTGTTGTCCACTGCTTATAAGTTTCCGAATCCAAATCAATGTTATCACTAGAAAAATTACTTCCATCGGAACAAATTACTCTATATCCCAAAACGGGTCTCTGTGTTCCTAAAGAATAGTTTACAACAGTTACTTCCAACTTATCTAAAGTTTTATTTAATAAGTTTATCGGTTTTAATTTTGCATATAACATTAATTACTCCATTTATTTTTTGGGCACGATTCAGTAATTGAATATATTTTTTTACCTATAGGACAATTACATTCGCCACAGTAATAATCAATAATTTTTTTTAATAGTTGATTAGTAAATTCTTTACACGATTCACACTCTTGGCAAATTTTTTTTCTTTGATCCGCTAAATTTCTTTGTTCTTCGTTTGGAGCTAAAGAAATTTTCCAAGTCCTTAGCTTGTTCTCAAAACTACTCATCATTTTATTTTTTTCTCCAACTCAAGTATTTTTTTGCTTTGTTCTTTAAGTTCTTTATTTTGTTCTTTAAGTGCTTCAATTAATAATGGAACTAACTTTTCATATTGAACAGTTAGATAATTTTCGCCCGATTTTGATACTTTTCCGTTTTCGTGATCCACATCAAACGGCGCCAATACAACAGCTTCTGGTAATACTTCTTCAACATCTTGAGCAAAAACACCAACTTGATTTTTTTGTATATCATATTCAGCTAAATTTTTTGCTAGTTCATTCCAATTAAATGTAAATCCATTCAATTGATTGACTTTGTCCATTGCATTTTCAATAGGACGGATATTTGTTTTCAATCGTTCATCAGATGCTCCAGCACTAACGCTTCCAGTAAATGACACATCGTTACTGAAAGTTGCACGTAATCCTAAATTGGCATCTCCATTACTACTAGCACATCCTTCAAATGTGTAAAATTGTAGATATACGCCTTGACACAGATATGCTGGATTACCACAACAATTGTTTGAACGTTGACCTCTTATCTTAGCGCCATAAAAGTCTTGACCTGTGTCACGATATCCATAAAAATTTATATCGTAAGAACCACCACTAAAACTTAATGGATCACCATAGACGCCAAACGTTAATCCACGTAATTTGGAATAACTATTTGGATCCGTGTAATAGCCGGTATCATTATAATCATAGAAGATTGGTGCACGATGCGACCCAGATGCAAACATATTTCCGCCGGTATCTATTCCTGCAACGGTAGCCCCGGCCGCTTCAGAGTAAAAGTGGAACGATTCTGTGCCGACTAACACCGAAGCCGTTCGCTTACCAACATACCAACCGCTGCCAGACCCGCCGTTATAGCGAACCATAGCCTCATATCCGTTGCCTGGGTTTATGTAAAGGTATTTGTGTGCGGCACCAGTTATAGTTAAATCGCTTGCCGTTATACTTTGGCCCGAAGAAAATGTTCCAGTTGGACCAGTTGGTCCTGTTGCGCCAGTTGGTCCCTGTGCTCCTTGAGCGCCTTGAGCACCTTGAGGTCCTGTTGGTCCCGCTGGTCCCTGGGCTCCTTGTGCTCCTTGTGGTCCTGTTGGTCCAGTACCACCTGCTGGACCTTGTGCTCCTTGCGGACCAGTGGGACCAGTACCGCCCGTTGGTCCCTGTGCGCCAGTTGGTCCTGCGGGCCCTTGAGCACCAGTCGGTCCTTGTGCGCCTTGTGGTCCAGCTGGACCAGCAGGACCAGTGGGTCCAATTAATCCTGTGCTGACACCAACCCATTGACCATTGGCTGCAATTACTTGAGAACTGCCTATTGTTAGGCCATTCTTTATGATAAAGTCTTGATTACTGGCCATTGATAATCTCTCTTAGTTCTTCAATTTGTGTTTGTTGTTCTTTGATTGCTTCAATCAATACAGAAGTTATTTTTCCATAGTCAACAGACAATAATTTTTCCATTATAACTTCTTCAGAGAATGGTTTCTTTTTATCATATTCACTAATAACTTCTGGTATAATTTCTTGTATTTCTTGTGCAATTACTCCAATTGAATGTACGCCAGAATCAATCCAATCAAAGTAAACTCCTCTGAGTTGTCTTACTTTTTCTAGTGCATTTTGAATTGTCTTAATATTTGTTTTTAACCTTCTATCAGAATTTGCCGCTACGTTTCCTCTTGCTGTAACATTACCGTTTTGATTGATATAGAAGTTTTGATTCCATGAAGAGCCATCAACAGCACCTGTTCCACCATAAAAATTAATTGCATCACTTGAGTCATTATGTATTAACCAATATGGTTGATTGCCGTTTGTTGCACGAAGCGTCATTGATGCATACGTTCCACGAACTGTAAGTTGTTCAGCATGAACTCCAGATCCTGTCCAATCGCCTAAAACACGAAGATATCTTAATTGATTGAAACCGTTGGGATTACAATAATACCCAGTATCATCTATATCATAGTAAATTGTTGCACGAATGTCATTATAAACTCTTACATTACTATCACTTTCACCAACAGAGAATATTTTTGCGCCAGAAGAACCAACAGCGTTATTATAAAAACGAGTGCCACCATAACTTGAATACGCACCAATTCTTATACCTGTATGCCAATCCAATGTTAACTTAGTATAGTTGCCACCAACATTCTCCATGGCCGTGTAAATACTATAAGCATTATCTAAAGTAGTGCCAATATACAATCTACCTGTGGACGCCGTATCATATGCGTTACCACCATGACCACCAACAATCGTACTAACAAATCTACTTGTAGCGTTTGGATCTACATAATAACTAGTGTCATTGGAGTCGTAGAAGATTGGTGCTCTATGCGAAGCGGCCACCGTGTTGACCCCGTCCATATCCAATTGCCAGCGATTAGCGGGTGCTGACCATCCACCAATACGTAATACGTTATCGGAATCCAGTCCCATGTTTACTGCATATATACCGGCTCTATGAAACGACATAAACGCAGAGTTAGTGCTAGTTGCATATGCTTGTAAAGGTGGACTACTCAAACTTCCGGAAGTTGTTCCTAAATTTGATTGAAAATAATTTGCGGCAGTCCAAGTATTGCTTGTTCCTAAGATTGATGCGCCAGAAGGACCAGTGGGTCCAGCTGGTCCTTGTGCGCCTTGTGCGCCTTGTGCGCCTTGTGATCCAGTTGGTCCTGTTGCGCCAGTTGGTCCCTGTGCTCCAGTAGGACCAGGAGGTCCAGCAGATCCCTGTGCGCCTTGGGCGCCTTGAGGACCAGTAGGACCAGTACCGCCAGTTGTTCCCTGTGCGCCTTGTGGACCAGTAGGACCAGTTGCGCCCTGTGCGCCCTGTGCGCCTTGCGGACCAGTAGGACCAGTACCGCCAGTAGTTCCTTGAGCGCCCTGTGCTCCCTGAGGTCCGGTCGGTCCTGTTGCTCCCTGAGCACCTTGTGCTCCTTGTGGTCCAATTAATCCTGTGCTGACACCAACCCATTGACCATTGGCTGCAATTACTTGACTAGAACCAATAGTCAAACCATTTTTTACAATAAAGTCTTGATTAGATGCCATTTAATATCTTAAGCTGGCTCAGTAGGCCAAATTACGGTTGTTGGAAATGTAGATTGTTGTGTAATGTCCCTAAGTGCTTGACGATATGCCACCCACTTTTCCCTTGTAGCATCGGGCACATCCGGCGCTTGGGTCCAATCAGTTTGAGCAATTAAATAATCCCGCAGACTTCTTATTTCCGAAGAGGCTCTAACAGGATCAAAAACGAACGGCGCTACTGGTCCATATATGCCAGCCTTTAAATCTGCATATAATTTTTGACCATGTGGCTCTGGATCCCAAGCATTAGCACCAAACGGAATTGCGGAATCAAACTCTGCCCACTTAATCATACAGTCAATATGCGTTTCTTCAACATTACCGTACACCGGGTTAGTAACTGTCTCTAATGTAAATTTAGCCATGTTATTCCTTTAAGATATTCTGATTGCAACGCCAGCTGCCGAATATGTATTACCCAAAAATTGCCAAGTTCCAGAAAGTCCTGTTGTGGTAGGTGAGTTATAATAATAAACAGCGCATCCTGAAACATTGGTACCTGGCACTGTTCCATTTGCAATTCCTGCACCAGCTGCCAAAACAGAGATACTACCAACAGTATTAAAAGATGATGAGAAAGAAGATCCTGTTGGTCCTGTACCGCCCTGTGCTCCAGTTGGTCCTGTTGGGCCCAATGGACCTGTTGGTCCTGCTGGTCCTTGAGCGCCTTGAGCACCTTGTGCGCCTTGAGCACCTTGTGGTCCAGTTGGTCCAGTACCGCCAGTTGGTCCTTGTGGACCTCTAGGAATAGTAAAATTAAAAACTGCCGCCGCACTAGTTCCGCTATTAGTGACCGCAGAAGTTCCACCCGCTGGCCCAGTAGTTGTTGGACCTAAAGATATTGATGCGGCAGTTCCTGTTGCTCCTTGAGGGCCAGTAGGACCAGCGGGTCCCTGTGCGCCTTGGGCTCCTTGGGCTCCTTGAGGGCCAGTAGGACCAGCGGGTCCCTGTGCGCCTTGGGCTCCTTGGGCTCCTTGAGGGCCAGTAGGACCAGCGGGTCCCTGTGCGCCTTGGGCTCCTTGGGCTCCTTGAGGGCCAGTACCTCCTGTTGCTCCCTGAGCGCCTTGCGGTCCTGTTGCGCCTTGAGGACCTGTAGCACCTTGGGCTCCTTGGGCTCCTTGTGGTCCAGTTGCACCCTGAGGTCCTGTTGGTCCAAGTGGTCCTGTGGGTCCTTGTGCGCCAGTTGGTCCTGTTACTCCTATTACGCCTTGAGCGCCTTGCGGCCCAGTAGGACCTGTAGCTCCTTGTGCGCCCTGAGGTCCTGTTGGTCCTGTTGGTCCGCCTGGTCCTTGTGCGCCCTGTGGTCCTGTTGGTCCTGTAGTGCCTATGGGACCTTGTGGACCAGTATTACCCATTGGACCAATTGTTGATACAACTTGCCAAGTATAACTATCGTAAATAAGTTCAATAGTTGTACCTCTAACATCAGCTAACAAATCATTAACTGAATTTTCAATTGTACTTCCGTTACCAGCAATAGTTAAATTATTTACTGTCCAATCATATCCATCTGTAATTACAACTACATTGCCAACTGAAGGTGAAGCTGGTAAAGTTATTGTAAATGCACCGGTATAAGTATTTGCAATTAATTGTTGACCTGATGTTGCAGTAGTATTTGCAGTAACTACTACCCAAGGTGCAGCCGCTCCTTGTGGACCTGTTGGACCATTTGATCCTGCGGGACCAGTACTTCCTTGTGGACCAATAAGTCCTGTATTAGCACCAACCCAACGACCATTGGCTGCAATCACTTGCGATGAGCCAACTGTTAGCCCATTCTTTATGATGAAGTCTTGATTAGATGCCATATTTTATATAGTCTTGTTAAAAAATGGAATTTTAATTTTCCCAAGGCAATGCTGGAGTAATCACGGGTGGATTAATTGCCGTGTCAATCTGTTGTTGTACCGCCGCTTCTGTAGCGTCCTTATCTACACCAGATGCCCAAATCCAACCAAGAACATCTTCTTTTGTTAAGTTAGCATATGGTATGTATGTTGATCCAGCGGCGTAAGTCACACCACAAGTTGAGTAAACAGATCCACTGTAAGTCTTACCATCTTGTACTTGTGTGCCACTGCATTGCCAGTGAACGGTGAATACGACATTTGTTTGCCCCTCTGCTTGAGGATAACAGTTCATTGCGCTGATGTTCCAGGTGATTGTTGACATGGTTTATGCTCCTTTAAGCGCCGCTACATCGGCTTGCAGTTGGGTGATGAGTGCTTGTTGTTGTTCTAGTAAAGTTTGTAAACTAGAGACTTGGGGTTCAGTCTGATATACAGGGACGGGTGCTTCTAAAAAAGCAAGGTGATGGGCTACCAATTCGGGAATTTCAGTTTCACTGTTTGCACAAAAAACATTAAAGTTAATTTTTTTCCCCAAATGTTCCATTGAAATATTATATCCAAATGATTGGTCTTGAATCTTGTTGACAGTATATTCCATTTTTTTCCTTAGGCTGTTGTTCTTGTTCGGACAAAGAAGAACCCAAATGTAGCAGTTCCACCATAAACATTATTAGTCCAAGTATACCCACCAATACCACTGTTATAAGCAAAAGATCCAGCTTGAGCAATGACGTTTGAAACTACAGTTACTGCTCCGCCACCGCAAAGGTATAGTGTTACGGCTCCATTTTGCCAATTATTCACTACTAGCATTCCTGACGCACTAGGAAAATCAACTGTGCCGCCGTTAGCAATACTGGTAGCTCCTCCAGTTACGTCAACTGTGTATTTACCCGGTGTTTGAGTAATGCTAAAGTTACCGCCTGAGTCAATACGGACACGCTCTCCCCTAACCCCAAGGCCGCGAGTTCCAAAAGTTAATGCTGATTCTCCATCACCAGTGCGTATTGCCGAGATTGCCGCATCTCCGTTGTTTCCTACTGCAAATTGAATTCCGGTGTAGGCTCCAATAGTTGAACTGGCATTGTTTATGTAGTAGTGAAGGGATGAAGTTTCAAAATCAGAAGATGAATACACTGTGTTCGAATCTAATCTAGTTTTGAAACGTCTTCCAGAAGATGTATCCCCAACTATTAAGTTACCGCTTGCATCAAGGGTCATTGCTTGGGTGGCGGTGAGCGCATTACCTGCTGTGCCAGAGGCGGCGTTAAACCATTGATGTTTGCCAGCCGATTGGTAATAATAAGAAACAGCAGATGAACTTACTGAATATTTCCAGCCTGTGGAAGAATAGAAAGCACCCGCCGTTACTACCGTGTCAACACTGCCAAAAGAAACAAGACCCGAACCTACGCCCTGCAGTTCAAACGATTTGACACCAGAACTTGTAGCACTAGGCGTAACACCCAACCCTAAGTTACCGCTAGAGTCAATACGCATATTTTCGGTAAAACCACCAGTCCCGTTTATTGCAGCCCATTTACCAAATGTAAACGCATTACCAGTCTTAACACCAATTGCAGGCTCTGCCCCTGAATGACCACTCCATAAGCCAACAAATTTTGAGTTATCAGAATTGCTGGCAAAAATATTTGTGCCTGTGCTAGTGCTTGCAGATTGAATTAAAAACGCATATGACGCATCACTAAATTTACCAGTTGAAGGAGATGTAGTCCCTACACCCAAGTTACCGCTGGAGTCGATAGTGGCACGAACTGTGTTGTTAGTAGAAAATTTTAACGAAGCGTTATAAAAGTTATTGATATTTGAAGAGCCATCTGTATTGTCATAACTTAAACGCAAGCCCTCAGTTGTCGATGCCCCACCTCCAACAAGAAGATATCCAACGCCCGAATTAGAAATGGCAAATCTACCCAATTCACCCGCCGTTGCACGAACATCTAATCGGCTAAGTGGCGAACTTATTCCAACCCCCAAATTTGTGCCATCCCAAACTAAGTTGGCAGATGCGCCTAATGAACCACTATTGTTGAATTGAATTTGTGTATTTGAACCACCAATGGCTGGTGTTGCACCTTGGGGACCAGTAGCGCCTTGTGCTCCTTGGGCGCCCTGAGCGCCTTGTGCTCCTTGTGCGCCTTGAGGTCCAGTAGCACCTTGAGCCCCCTGTGGACCTTGAGGACCAGTAGCGCCTACTATGACGTTACCAATTACTGTTGATAATCTTGTTGTTGCCAAAGTTCACTATCCCTTTGTTGATAAATTTTATTATGTCGGTATCAGAGTTATTGCTGTCTTAAATGTAGTTACTGCATTGTTTGGTGTAGCTAACAAACTTAAAGTACCAGTTGAAATTGTAGCGTCAAATACGCCCAATGTCGCACCAGTTTTAATATTACCATACTGAGACAAATACACAGTTGTTCCATCGTGAATCAAAGTCATCTCTAGTAATTCATATGATGAACCGCTAGAAATCTGAACGAGATATTTAGCTGAACGATATGCAGTTGTTGAGAATGAATCTAATGTAAATTGAGTAGCAGACGCAGTTGTTACAGCAGTAGATTCATAAACTGCATTCGTATTAATTGTTGCTACTGTATTTGATGTTAAACTTGAACCAATTATTGCACCGCTGGTAGACAATGCACCAGTCATCACATCACCAGCTTTATCAACTTTGGTAATTAGACCAGCGCCTACGTTTGCTTGATATGCTGATGTAACAGTAATAAGTCCAGCGCCAGTATTTGCTTGATAGGCCAATGTTACAGTATTAGCGGTTGATATTAGACCTTCACCAACGTTTGCTTGATATGCACTTGTGACTGCAATTATACTAGCACCAACGTTAGCATTATCAGCTTGTCTACCAGATGCAATACTAGCGGCTAAAGTTGTATTAGCCGTATTCGCATCAATTCTAGCGGAACCAACGTTAGCTTGATATGCGGATGTTACAGATATAACAGCCGCACCAGTATTTGCTTGTGCATTACTATAAATTGTATTTGAGTAATCTAATGGATCAAGTCCGCGCAATGTGATTACATTCGTAACTAGATTTGCGCTTAGTGTTGCAACTCTTGTGTTTGCAATATCAATAATATTAGTTGGTTCAATATTTGTTTGCAGATTATCAAACAAGTAATATTTGCCATCAGAGAATTTGCGAATCAAACCTGTGTGATTGTTTGGCGTATTAGCGTAGTGACCAATGAAACCAATATCCAACAAATCTGATTGATTTTCTTTACCTAATTGGATAAGAGTGTCTGAAACACTCAATGAGGTAACATTAAGTGTTGTTGTAGCTCCAGTAATAACTAAGTTACCCGAAACTGTCAAGTCACCAGTAATTGTACCACCAGCTTTTGGTAATGCGGCATTTGCTGTGGTGTATGCTAAGTTAGCTTGAGAGAAAGCAGAGTTGCCTCTATCATATGCGGCATTAGCTTGATTTCTTACCCAAGTATCTACAGCATTGTTTGCGGCATTAAAAGCAAGATTAGCCTGATTAAATACATTAGTTATGTTATTGGATAAAGTAATTACACTTGCGCCAACGTTAGCTTGCGAAACTGTTTGATATGCTAGTAGTCCAGCGCCTACGTTTGCTTGATATGCTGATGTAACAGTAATAAGTCCAGCACCTACGTTTGCTTGGTAAGCTGAAGTAACAGTAATAAGTCCAGCACCAACGTTTGCCTGTCCTGCTGTTACTGCTGAGTTAGCGGCATCATATGCGGCATTAGCTTGATTTCTAACCCAAGTATCCACAGCATTATTAGCAGCCGTAAACGCTAAGTTGGCTTGAGCAAATGCAGAAACAGCAATACCAACACCAGAGTTTGCTTGTGCGTATGCTAAGTTAGCTTGTGCAAAAGAACCGTAAGAAGTATTTGCTTGATTGAATGCTAGATTGGCTTGATTGAAAGCATTGAGCGCAATGTTAGCAGTAGCCGATGATGATACGGAAGGTGCGCCAGTTGTTGATTGAAAAACAAAATCAGATGCGCCGGAGATTACAATCTGCCCACCATTATTTCCAATAACAATACCATCAATGTTGATTGAACCTGGACCGACAAACAAATCTTTCCAACGATTTCCAACTGAACCTAAACTATAAACATTATCTGTTGTTGGAGTTACATTACCAGTTACAATTACATTACCAGAAATTGTGCCGCCAGCAGAATTGAATTTTGTATTAGCTGTACTATAGGCCGTATTTGCTTGAGCGAATGCTGAGTTTGCTCTATCAAACGCTAAGTTTGCTTTTGTGAATGCAAATTGGTCTAACTGCGCTGATTCTAAAGCAAGAGAAAAACCACCAGCTGTTGTGCCATCATGGACAACAACTGTTTTCTTATCTGTGTCAACGGTAATCTCAGCCACTGCTCCAGTAAATGTTGCAGTTTGGGCTGTATTTCCTCTTCTTAACTGTAATTGCGTTGGCATTTAATATCCTTAAATTATCAATCTATTTATGTTACGTTAAATAGCCAAGGTCTTTTTCCAAGTAAAAGCCTTCGGGTGTTACTGGATTATCTGAACAATCATAAACTGGTCCAGCCAGTTCTCCTTGTATGAATGTATTATCTGAAACGAGAGCAACCAAACTTTCAGTAACAAAACCATAAGGCGCAGTTGGAAAATAATCTGATGAAGAAGTTCCTCCTCCAACAGAAACGGTATTAGCATAATCATATGCGGCTTGTGCTAAACCACTAGCTGAGTTTGCTTTATCAAAAGCCAAATTGGCTTGTCCAAATGCTGAATTTGTTCTTCCCGTAACAACAATTAGTCCAGCACCAACGTTTGCTTGTCCAGTTGTTACTGCGGAATTGGCTGCATTGTATGCTAAGTTTGCTTGTGCAAATGCTGAGTTTGAAACATTACTAATTCTTGTGGTGACATTACTTGTGATTTCACCGGCAACAATATTATCGGTAGTTAAAGTTTTTGTTGTTTTATCAAATTTTAGATTTGCTGATGCGCCAAATGCACCAGAATCATTAAATTGAATTTCTTGATTTAGTCCAGTAGGCTCAGTTATAACATCAAATAAAATTGCGGTATTTGTTTGATTACCATAATACAGTTTACCATCGGCATAGTTAATAGCCAATTCGCCCGGCGATAATGTAGTTGGTGTATTACCTGATGCGCCTGAATTTTTTAACTGAATTAGTGTGTTTGCCATTTACCGAATCTTAGAATGTTCCGCCAGATTTTACAATATCATCATCAATTGGAAGAACTGGTTCTTCAACAGCAATCTCTGGAGTATCAGGTTGAACAACTTCACCAAGTTTAACTTTTTTAAGTTTGTTTGCAGGAACTACAGTTTCCAATCTTGCAACATATTTAGTGAGTTCTTCAATCCGATTATTGTTTTGCATTAAAACATTTTGGGATTCACTCTTAGCGGTCAACACATCTTGTTGTGCAGATTTTAATTGCCTCATGTAGTCATTGACTGCATTTTGCAATCTATCTTTTTCTTGTTTCAAAGAATCATTATTTCCGGAAGAACTTTTTAGATTATCTCGTTCGGTCGTTAGTTGATTTATAACTTTATCTTTTTCAACAAGTTGAGATTGATATGTTATATTCGCTTCAGAAACTTCTTTTAACCTTCTCACAGAATCTTCTGCTTCTTGTAAACTATTCTTATTTACTTCAATTTGTGCTTGAAACATTAAATTCTGCTTGACAACTTCCATAAAATTGCCAAGCAAAACTTCTACATAAGCATTTTGTAATCTCACATCCATAATAAAATCCTTTCATTATAATTTAGAATGTTCCACCATTTAGGTGTGCAAAAGTTGGTGCTCCAGA